GGCCACCTGCACCTTCTGTGGTGGTGGGCAATGGACTACGCGACCGATGGCGACATCTCCAAGTATGGAGCGGATGAAATCGCGGACGCTTGTTCTTGGAATGACGACTCAGGCGTATGGTACGAATCCCTGATTTTCGCGCGTTTCGTTGATCGCTCGGAGGGCACGACAGTGATTCACGATTGGCCAGACTACAACGGAAAGTATAAGGAGCGCCGTGCTCGTCACGCTGAAGTCGTGCGTGCATCACGTGCTAAGCACCGTGAATCGAGTGACAGTCACGTGACTGTCACCGTAGCGTCACATGACGTACTACAAACAAACAAACAAACAATACAAACAAACAAAGAAGACAAAGAAGAGTCGGCGCGCGTCGCGAAAACAAAACGCGCGCCGACAGACAACGATCGATACCTGGAATCGTTCGTCGAAAGTATCGGTCAACGTCCGTCGACGAAAGGCGAGTGGGCGAAGTGGGGTAAAGGCGTGACGGAAATTCGCTCAGCTGAGCCGGTCGTCACTCTTGAGGAAATACCGTCAATCGTCGAGCGCTACCGAAAGCGTTGCCCGAATCTTCCGATCAACCCGGCGGCGATCGCCTCGCACCTGTCGGACTATCGCGAGGCTCCTTTACCGTCGAACCATGAACCGCCATTCGATTTCGAGGCTCAACAGCTGTTAGGAGAGGACCCATGGGCGAAATATCGAGCTCCGCGCCGATCCGAGCCGACCGCGATGAACGGGACATCATCGGGGCCTGCTTGATTGATCCGCCTATTGTCGCCACGCTCGCGCTGACACCGGCCGAGTTTTTTAGCCCGGCCTGCCGCGAGACGTTTACGGCGATGCGCGAGATATCCGGTCGTGGCGATCTACCGATCTTTACCGCTCTCGTCGACGAACTGGCGAGGCGTGGCGGTAAGGTGAAACCTTTCGCGCTGGTCGAGATCGCCGGTCAGTGCCCCACGTCGATCTACGCGACCGAGTACGCGAAGCGCGTGCGCCGAGCGTCGAACCGCCGCCGCCTGCTGGCCGCTTCCGCCACCGTCGCGACGGCAGCCAGTGATCCCGCCCTCACCGCCAGCGGCGCAGCCGAGTTGTCGGCATCGCTCATCGCGGACTCGACAGTCGAGACATCCGACGATGCGAGCGTCTCCGACGACCGTAGCCTGATGGACCTCTTTGCCGGTAAGCGCGATGCCATTCGCAACGGTCAGGGAATCGGAGTCACGACCGGCTATTACGACCTAAACCGTCACCTGTCTGGCGGCTTTCGGGGCGGTCAGTTCTGCGTTATCGGCGCTCGGCCTGGTGTTGGCAAATCATCCATGCTGCGCGACATGGCGCGGTCGATCTCCGGCCACGGTCGGGTTCTGTTCTTCTCGAACGAAATGGGCAAGATCGACCTCGCCGCGCGAGATATTTCAGTCCTGTCCGAGGTGCCATTAACGGACGTTGCCGGCAATACCTGGAACGACCTCGACGAAGACCGGATCAATCAAGCACTCACCACGCGCGAGTTTATGCCGATTCTGACCGTGACCGACGGCGCGATGACGAGTGAGAAAGTCCGCGCGATTGCCCGGCGCGTCCACCACGAGGAACCGATCGTCGCCATCGTCGTCGACTACATCCAGCGCATGGCTGACCCTGGCAGGACCGACTTGGAGCGCGTGAGCAAAACGGCACGCGCACTCAAGTCGATCGCGATGGAGCTCGACGTGCCGCTGATTGCCGGCAGTCAGCTCTCCCGCACGACCGAACGCGAAAACCAGGACACGCGACCCGGACTGATCGACCTCCGCAACTCGGGCGAGATCGAGCAGGAGGCTGACATCGTTCTGCTGCTCTACCGCGCCAGCTACCACTACCCGACCGAGGCCACGTGGAAACAGGCGCGCAAGACGACAGCGTATCCCGGCAACGTGGCCGAGCTCATCATCGCCAAGCAACGCCAGGGCGCTTCGGGCGTGACCGTCCCGCTGCTGTGGGTGCCGACGCTGGCGACGTTTAGGAATTTAGCGAGGAGTGAGAGATGAATATTAGCTGGGATTCGTTCGCAAGCCCGGCCCAAATTGGCGAGATTCACAGATTGGGCTATGAACACGCATGGGTGGGCGCTGAGAGGACTGATGAACTCGTGCGTTGGGCGACGCATAAATACCCTCAGGATCTGACTAGGGAGGAGGCGGCGGACCTGATCAAGAAATGGACAGGCACCTTTCCAGACATCCCGATTGAAGTGAGTTCGATCCAGATGGAGTCTAGATGACCACCCCACGCGACCCGCGCGACGAGGAGCTGGACCGACCGTGGGATGGGTGCCGTTACTTCATTCGAGATACGAGCGGACCATGAGATTCGCTTTTGCCGATCCACCCTACATAGGCCAAGCGTCCAAGCACTACGGGAACCACCCGGACTATGCAGGGGAAGTCGATCACGCCGAACTTATCAGCCGCCTCGTCCGCGATTATCCGGACGGTTGGGCGTTGTCGTGCTCGTCGCCGTCACTCAAGGTCATCCTACCGCTGTGTCCCGACGACGTAAGGGTTATGGCGTGGGTCAAACCGTTCGCCAGTTTCAAGCCAGGCGTCGGCGTGGCCTATGCGTGGGAGCCGGTCATCATGCGTGGTGGCCGAGCTCGAGACCGATCCGATCCGACGATCCGCGATTGGGTGTCCGCCAATATCACGCTGGAACGTGGCACCCACGGAGCGAAGCCGGCCGAGTTCTGCTACTGGCTCTTTGACGTTCTCGGCATCGAGCGGGGCGATACTCTTGTCGACCTCTACCCCGGATCAGGCGCCGTGACGAAAGCTCTGGAAACGTGGCAGCGGCAACTACGATTGGCGGTATCGTGACCACCCCCGCCACCCAAACCGAGCACCGCCTTCGCCTTGAACTCGGCGGCAGCATCGCGTTCGGCCAGGGCGGGAAGACTTTCCCGGCGTATTTGATCCTGGTCGACTCGGACGGCGAACACGTCTCTGTCGATCTTAAACCCGACGAGATCGCGATGTTGCGGATGCTGTTGGTGGGGGACAACTAGCGATGCCCACCTTCCTCCTACGCTGGCCTTCGGGGGTAAACGTGAACAGTTTGTACGCGGGCATGGGCAAGCGCCGCCACCTGTCCGAGAAGGCGCGCGCGTGGAAGGACGAGGCGATTCTGGTGATGCGCAACAAGGGCGACATCCTCCCCGATGGCGATCTCTGCATCGGCTTGGACCTGTACCCGCCGAAGAATGGCCGCAAGCCGGATGTCGATGGCCCGATCAAGCTGGCGATGGATGCTGTCGCCGCGGCATACGGGATCGACGATTACCGATTCGTGGACGTGCGCGCGCGGCGATTCCCAGTGCAGACGGGGCTACCCGAGGGGCGACTGGATGTGACGGTGTGGCAAGCAAGGTGAAAACACACAGCCGGCTCGCGCAAAGTGCCCAGAAATGGCTCTGGGCGCGTCTGGTGACAAATTGGAAGGCGATTGGATGATAGTCGCCGCTTTCTTCGCTGGCCTCATCGTCGGGGCATGGCTAACCCTCGGCGCCGTCTTCCTCGCCGTCTGCCTGGTGGTGTACGTGCGAACGTGGGGGACGATGGAGGCGAAGGCGATGAAGCAGGCAGAGGACATTATCGTGAGAGGGAGACTATGAGCACATCAGAGGACCGCGAAGTCGCGTGCATTCGGTGGCTGAATACCCTGGCCGTGGGTGGATGGCCGGAAGTGGAACTGAACCGGGCTTCCGATGGATTCCTCGCCGGCTGGGCCGCCCACGAGGCGCAGATCAAGGACATCCTGGACCACGCCAAGCGCCGCCCCGAGATCGAACTACCGACAACCGAATCCCTGACACGGAGCGACCCTGACTTTGCCGCGCAGGGTGGCACGGTCGATCTGACGGCGTTGACCTGCTCCCGCTGCGACCAACGCGCCGAAGGAGCCATCATCGATCTGTGGACGAACACGGAATCGTATCTCTGCCGCCAACACATGCAGGAGGAATTCGACGCGATCCGTCCGAACCCCCTGACCGAAGCGAAGCAGCAGGCACTCCTGGAGGCTGACATCGTGCGGCTAATGGAAAAGCGGAAGGAGGCGCGGGCCAGAGACGAACGCTTGGAGGCGACCGTCGCTCGGCTATCGGGCGAGCGCGACAATCTCCAGGCGTTTATCGACAAGCGGCATAGGTTTGAGGCGAAGGAGGCGACATGAGCGTGACGACGTGTCCCACTTGCGGAGGGCTGGTAACAATCGATGGCACCCCCGGCCGCTCCGACATCCGAGCAACGTACACCTACACCCCGCCAGCCCTCACCGCGGCGGAGCGCCAAGTGACGAGCAATATTGACGACCCCTTACCTACAATCGAGGACCATTTCCGGGAGTGGTTAAAGTCTCAGGGAACCGACGCCATACTAAACAATCGAAAGGCTGGTCCAGTTTGGGGAGAGTTGTTTGAAGCAGGGTTTATGGTTGGGGCACTTGTAACCTCTAAACTCACCGCCCACGAGGTCCTGGCGAAGGCCGAGCTAGAGGCCGACGAATGGATATGTTTGACGAGGGAGGATGTGGCTGTGCAATCGACTAAGACCACATGTCCAGTTTGCGGCGCCCCTGTGGATACCCGTATCGGTCACACCAAAGGAGACGAGGGACGGCAGTTGTACACCTACGCACCGCCCGCCCTCACCGCGGCGGAGAGGGCCGTGGTTGAGAGTGCGGTGAGGCAACGCTACGCTGATATGGCTGTCGGATCGTTTGAGAAAGATCGTAAACGGTTGAGGGAAATAGTCGCTGAGCAATCCCTGGCCCACTCGCTGTATGAACGCGCCGTTGATGCTCTCCTCGCCGCCCAGACGGGGACGGCTCCCGATGGCTTAGCGGCCGACCACCGAGGCGACGTGAGGTATTTGCACGATCCGTCCCTACCTCCACGGGTGATTGTCGACCCACCACAAACGATGTCCGAATTTCGACTTTGGAAGAAAGCACAAACAAGGAGTGGAGCTATGAGTTGGTCATTTTCGATTCCGATCACGCCCGCCGAGGAGTTTGAGACCACAGCCAGAAAGGTCTATGAATTCCAAAAGCCGGGGATTGAGCAGAATAACCGTGATGGTTTGCCGGCGTCGGCAGCCGCTCTTGACGCAGCTATCGAGCTTGTCAAGAGCGGCGTGGTCGGAACGGGCAACGTCGCAGCTAGTCTGAGCGGTCATGGGAATCCCGATCATTTAGCGCCGCCCGGATGGTCAAAGGACACAGTGACGATCACTGTCTACCGCACCGATGCTTGATACGGCAGAGGAAATCGACCAACTCCGCGCCGACCTCGAAACAGCTAACAAGAAACTGGAAGCGTTCGCGCTGTATCCAAGTGAACGAGAGACATGGCTGAAACGACTAGCGCAGTCTGAGGCCGACCTCGCCGCCTGCCGCCAGGCGCTGGAGCAGGTGAAGCGAATACTGGCACTGCCAAAACTTGCACGCTACGGTATTGCATTCGCCGAGACGGAGGCCGAAGTCATGGAGATGTATCGCCAGATTGACGCCCTCCTCGCCGCCAGGGCTGCCGCGACGGAGGGAGCGTGAGCTATGACGATTACACGCCGCCTTACTCGAATACATCCTACGGCGATCGGATCAAGGCTATGCGTAGCGGGGAAGAATTGAGCCGTCTGATTGCCGAACGCGACCAACTCCGTGCCGACCTCGACGTCGCCAACAAGAAGCTGGAAGCGTTTGCTCTCTACCCGAGCGAACGCGAGACGTGGCTAGAGAGGATGGCCGCTGACGAAGCCGACCTCGCCCGCTGCCAGGCGGCGCTGGAGGCGCAGATCGAGCACACGCGCCGATTCGATGTTCTGGTCGTGGCGGTCGATCATTTTCTCAATATCGATGTCGAAGGCGACGACTGCCCATTTCGATGCGACTATGACCCAGACAGCGTGACGCCGGCTGAGGGCCACCCGGATTATTGCCCCGTTCGGAAACTATCCGACGCTTTCCAGGATATCCCCGAGAGTTACATAGCCGCCAGGGCTGCTACGACGGAGAAAGGAGAGGGCCGATGAGCGAGCAACGGGCGGTGTACGTCCACGGAGGGCCGGAGAGTGTTCCGCTTAATCCACGCGATTCGTGCGACTGGTCGTTTATTCTGTGGCTTCGCCAGCGTCATCGCGAAAAAGTCTGCCTGTTTCCTGATGTGGAGATGGTGGCCTACCGTGCTGGCTTCGCTGCCGGACTGCGCCATGCGTATCACTCGGAGGCAACCTAATGAAAGGCAAGCGTTACCTCGGTCCCGAAGCGACAACGGTAGCCGAGGTGTACGAAGCAGACATTGCCCAACTTCGTGCCCAACTCGCGGCAGCGGAGGCGACCATCTTGGAACTGCGCGAGGACCTCGAAAACCAGGGCAACGATCTCACCGCTGCCGAGCGCGCGGTGGTCGAGGCGGCAATCAGGCGTGTTACCACTCGATCATACGAGGTAATTTATAACCTTGAGGAAAAGGTTCGCGCCTTGCTCGCCGCCCGGGCTGCCGCGAAGGAGACAACCGATGCCCATTCCTGATGCGAAGTGGTGGGACACGTTACCGTCAGACGTTCAGAGCCTTCTCAATCTGGCGCAGGTCTACGTCGATTGCACCGATCATCTGGCCAAAACCCTGGAAAGCGATCTCGTTCGGTTACGGCGAACGGAGAATATTAACGTGAACTTTGTTGTCGATAGCGTCGTCAAGGCGCAGTCGGATTTGGTTGCGGCGGTACGCGACTACCAACGCGCTGGCGGCAATCATCGGGCGGCAGTCGAATGAGCGAGACGAAGGCGCTGGGCGAGGAACGAGCGGTGTACGAGCACGGAGGGACAGTGCCGAGCATCGAAGAGTTGGAGGTTATTACTAAGCGTCTCGTCTCCGACCGCGCAGACCTAGCTGAGCAATTGTTGGTGCGCGAATCGGAAGTCACGCAACTGGAACGAAAACTCGCGGCAGCGGAGGCGACTATCGCGGAGAACATGGCTGAGATGCACGCTATGGAATCTGATCAGGCGATTGAGCTAGGGGCTTGCCGTGCCCATCTCGCGGCGTGCGAAGCGCTGCTGGAAGAGATTGGGGCGGAGATCGCTGGCGGCTACAACCATCGCCCGCTCCGAGAAGCGGGCAAGAAGTTTGACTGGCTGGACAAGATCGCCGCACTGCTCGGGCCGGCGGAGGGGACGTGACGTGCCCGCGCGAAGGTTGCCGAGGATGGATTCAGCGAGACGGCGACAGGCTGGTGTGCAGCCTTTGTTCAAGAGTGACCAACAACCCACCCTCGTCGCTCCCGTGGGTCCCCGAGGGGGCACTCGCGGGCACCTACGGCCACGTCGAGCGCAAACAGTACCGAGCGACCCTGGACCGAGCGTACCGGGATCGCCCCGAGGTCAAAGCAAGACGGAATCTACAGGCACGGGCGAGACGGGTAGCGCATGAGTACCCGCAATAACAGTGACCGGTGGAGGATGCCTTGAAAACAGTATGGGTTCTTGAAACAAACTCAGACACGATCGTTCGACTGCACTTGGACAACGGTAAGCCGGGACTATTTATTGGGAAGCGTGATGGACGTTTCACTGTCGGAACGTATGTCGATCTTTCTAAGCAGCAAATTATGTTTATCGCCGCGCTGACCCCGGACGGAATCTATCAGGACTCAGATATCAGCGTGAAGGGTCGTGATGGCGTGGTGGATTTCGAGTTCTTGAATGAACGGGGATATCTGTACGAGGTCGTTCTGAACCCCAGCGAGTTACACCAAGCAGTCGAAGAAATGCTGGCGCAAATATTATGATCTCCCCATGCCCGCGCGACCACTGCGGCGGCACACTTCTCGTCGACCAGGACAACCGCCGTTACTGCTGGGCGTGCTCGCGCTACGCCGACCCGTTGCCGCCCATCGCCAGCAACATCGACCTAGCGACCCAGGCGCGGAATCTAGCGATCTATGGGGATCCGCAAACGGTCCACCGTGGGCGCCCGCGGCTGGCCGATGTCGCAGAGCGTTTGGCGCAGGGCGAGGTGCGGTGCCAGAGGAAACAGGAGAAGCGTCGCGCGGCGAAGACTCCGCAACCGACGCTAAGGCGGGTAACGTGATGACGAACGAATCGCAATCCGAGGCGCGCATCCCCGGCCTGGACGATATCGCTATGATGCGCACAAGATCTAAAAAAGGGCGCAAGATGCCCATGAAAATCAGTTACATCGACGCGGTCCTCGCCTTTAATGATCGTCGCGGCCTACTACTTATGTATGACTCTTTAATTTCCCAGCTCGCGGCTAGTCGGGCCGAAACTGTCTATCTACGACGTCTGAACATTGAGACAATAGAATGACCGATTCCGACCCCAACGAGTTGGCGATGAGGAACTATGAAACCCTACACGGCCATTTTGGCCGCCAACAGCGGGAGGACCTCCTCGCCGCCGCAAGATCGGAGGAATACGTGGCCCGCACAAATCGCGATCCAATAGGCCATCATTCCGCGCTCGGCGTGGACCACCGTACCCGCGCGAATCGGAGCGCCGTCGCCTCCTGTCTGCGCGAGTATTTCGGCGGGACCTTGGAGCGCGGACGGATGAACAAACCCGTCGAGCGCAGCGAATCTCACACGGGAGCCGAGCTTGCAGATCGCATGACGAGCCGTCTAGAGGTAGCGAACGCGCTCGTGTCACTCCATCGCGAACACCTAAATCTCTGGCTCGCCGTCGTGCGCCAGTACCGGGACAACCTCACGCGCGCCCAAATCGCTGAGCGCTGGCATAAGAGCCGCCAAACGGTATCCTACGAGATCGACGCTGGGCTAGACGTGCTCATCGAGCGGCTGTACCTGGACGTGCTGGCATAGAGCGCATTGAAGCAGGTTAGGACGTTGACGCCAACGAGTGCATGTAGGGCTTGCGTTCTGTCAACTAAAGGTATATGGATAAAATACGAGATAAACTACCCGCCTTTTGAGGGCGGTATTTTTGTTTGGGGTGAACGGTGGCTGTCGCTGAAGCGCAGTTGAAAGTCGAGACTGTTCTGATCACTGAGCTCCGGCCACATCCCCGAAACTACCAGAGTCACCCCGAGGATCAACTTTTCCATATCGTCGAATCCATCCAAGAGCACGGCCTCTATCGCCCGGTCGTCATCGCGAAAGACGGGACGATCCTCGCGGGCCACGGTCTCGTCCAGGCGGCGAAGCAGCTCGGTTACGTTAGTGTCCCGGTAATTCGGATGCCGCTCGACCCTGACGAACCCCGCGCACTCAAGCTTCTCGCCGGTGATAATGAGATTAGCCACCTGGCCGAACGTGACGACCGCCTGCTCTCGGAGTTACTCAAAGAAATCAAGGACGACGATCTCGCCGGGCTACTCGGGACAGGCTACGACGAGATGATGCTAGCGAACCTCGTCTTCGTGACACGGCCGGAAAGTGAGATCCAAGATTTCGACGCGGCTGCTGCCTGGGCCGGGATGCCGGGCTACGAGGACGGAACCGATCCGTTCAAGCTCGTGATCTCGTTTGAGAACGAGCAGAATCGCAAGACTTTCGTCGACAAGGTCGGGATCGCTATTCTGAAACAGAACGGGACGGCGACCTGGTCTGGATTCTGGCCGAACCGACAGAAGGATGATGCGTCGTCGCTCCGCTACGTCGATAGCAAGGGACGATAAGACGCATGCCGCGATACCCGGTCTACATCATTAGTAAGGGTCGCGCCGACCGCTGCATGACCGCGAAGTTTATGGTCAAAGACGGCCTCGACTTTCGGCTTGTCGTGGAGCCACAGGAAGCGGACGCTTACGCCGCCGGCTACGGAGCGGGGCGACTAGCGATCCTGCCGTTTAGTAACCTCGGCCTCGGCTCGATCCCGGCCCGTAATTGGGTCTGGGATGACGCTATCTCTAACGGCTGCGCGAAGCATTGGATCTTCGACGATAATATTCGCCAGGTGTTCCGGCGGGTTCAGTCGATCCGCATGCCTTGTAACTCCGGCTCTGCTCTTGAGGCAATCGAGGGTTTCGCGGACCGCTACGAGAATCTCGCGATCGCCGGCATGCAAGCGTATATGTTCGCACCGAACCGGAAGAAAGTGCCACCGCTCTATCTCAATAACCATGTCTATTCCAACTTCCTTATTCGGAACGATCTGCCCTATCGCTGGCGCGGTCGCTACAACGAGGATACCGACCTTTGCCTCCAAGTCCTGGCGAACGTCTCTGGCCCGGTGTCGTGAAAACCGGTCGTCGCTTTAAGCGCCCGCAGCATATCGTCAAGAACGCCTGGGGTAAGTTCGATACTCCGCTCAAGCTCAAGCCCGGGATCGACCTCTCGACGCTCGAACCGAACGAGTACGGGATGAAGCTGGTTGAGGTCAAGCCGATCAAGAGTGAGAGTTTGCGAGAACGGTTTAAGGACCGGCTAGTCGTTTCCTGAAAGAAGTACTAGACATGGGAGCCCCGACCTCACATACCCAAGCGCAAGTCCTAGCCGCGGTCGAGAAGGGCATCACCAAGGTCGGGACAGCGACCGTCCTCAAGTGTTCCTGGTCAACTGTTCATCGCTACGAGAAACGTTGGAAAGCCGTTCATGATGCCTTGATCCAGAAGCGTACGGAACTCGTCGACCTCGCCGAAATGGGACTCCGTGGCGCGGTGCTCAAGCAGGAGCCGTGGGCGGTGACGTTCGCGCTCCGGACCTTGGCCCGCGATATTTACGCCGACCGCACCGAAATCACAGGGAGCGATGGTGGCGACATCCGCGTCTCAGTCACGGACGCCCGTCAACTCCTCTCGACTCGCATCGCTATTATTGCTCGACGAAGCCGAGAGGAACTCGCTCCTGGCGAGCCTGCCGGAGAAAGCGGCGAGGCAGCTCCTCTGGGACTGGACCGGCTTCTGGGCCCGCCCGGACCAACTACCGCCGCCGGGTAACTGGATCTCCTGGCTCGTCATGGCCGGCCGTGGCTTCGGCAAGACGAGAGTCGGCGCCGAGTGGGTTCGCTCCGAGATCGAGAACGGACGCCGTAGTCGTATCGCCCTGATCGCCCGAAGCTCCGCCGATGTGCGTGACGTCATGGTCGAGGGCGAGAGCGGTATTCTCGCGATCTGCCCGCCGTGGTTTCGGCCGACGTACTCCCCCTCGAAGCGGCGCATTACCTGGCCGAACGGCGCGACCGCGACGACGTATACCGCCGATACACCCGACCTCCTCCGAGGACCCCAGCATGACGGAGCCTGGGGGGATGAGATAGCGACCTGGCGCTATGCCGAGGAAGCGCTGAGCAATCTTATGTTCGGCTTGCGTCTCGGTGACCAGCCGCAAGCGGTGTTTACGACGACACCACGCCCACGCAACTTCATCCGCCAGTTGATCTCCGAGCCGACCACGGTGACCACGCGCGGCTCGACCTACGATAACGCCGCGAATCTCCCGCCGTCGTTCCTCAACCAGATCATCTCCAAGTACGAAGGGACCACGCTCGGACGCCAGGAACTTCTGGCGGAGTTATTGTCAGAGATCCCCGGAGCTTTGTGGCGACGCCAGCAGATCGACGATCTCCGGGTCCGGCAGGCACCGGCATTGGATCGTATCGTCGTCGCGATCGACCCCTCGGCGTCCTCGGGAGATACAGCCGACGAGGCGGGGATTATCGTCGCCGGTAAAGCGAGTGACGGGCACGGCTACGTGCTAGCCGATCTGTCCGTTCGGGCGTCACCTCACGCCTGGGCGACCGCGGCTATTCATGCCTACCATCGCCATCACGCCGACCGGATCGTCGCTGAAGTCAACCAGGGCGGCGAGATGGTCGAGCTCACGCTACGCACCATCGATCGCGCGATTCCCTACAAGGCCGTCCACGCGAGCCGCGGTAAGCGCACCCGAGCCGAGCCGGTCTCGGCCCTCTACGAAAAGGGACTCGTCCACCACGTCGGCGGCTTCTCGAAGTTAGAGGACGAGCAATGCAATTACACCGGCGATCCGACCGAGGACAGTCCGAACCGTATGGACGCGCTCGTCTGGGCGCTTACCGAGCTCATGATTAGCGCGGGCGGTCGCCCCTTCTCCGGCGAGGGCTGGGACCACGGCGGTGACGATGAGGATGGATAAGTGATGATCTACTTGGTAAGCCACTCAGGGGACATCTGCGTGCATCACGACGCTTGGGAGACACTGGCGGATGCTGAGTGGCAGGCCGAAGAATTGGCGCGTCGTGATTGGAAACTATCTAAAGGTTCATCAGACAATACGCAGCATATCTTTGAATGGCTGATGGACGGCGATGGAATAAACCGCCTACACGCGCTGCGTAACGGTTTCAGGATCGAGACATCCTATAGCGTCGAACCGATCACGATGCATCCGGCGCTCGTTCCTCGTTCGTTGTCGTCGGCTGAGGCCGCGACGTTGCGCGAGCAATGGGAGCAGTTGCACCGCGGTCTAGAACGAAGCCCGATGACGACCACGACGGTTAGATGATGTTGACCTCGGCGGATGTGGAACTATTGAAGTTCCTGGTATTCTTTGCCGCCTTTGCGATCATCACCCTGAGCATTTTTCTTGTCGCCCTGGCTATAGCGTTTCGTCTGATTGTCAAGGATTAGCTAGATGTTCAGTTTCGTCGGTCGCACTGGCGGCTGGGTCAAGGGCCTCTTCGGCAAGGCGGCGCAATCCGTCTCTCTGATTAGCCCTTACTTAAGATCCGTCGTCTGGAGCTTGAAGCGCGATTTTGCCGTGCTCGCTCGTGATGCCTATGGCGGCAATAGCGCCGTCTACGCCTGCCTCCGCGTCCTCTCGACATCGGTGCCCGAACCGCCACTCCTGGCGTATACGCTCGACGCCAAAGAGAACAAAGAGCCGTTAGCGTTCGATCATCCGTTGATGCAGCTCATCCGCCAACCCAACCCGCTCCAGACGGAATACGAGTTCTGGGAGCTCGTGACGCTCCATACAGGCATCGTCGGCCGGTCGCATTGGTGGAAGCAGCGGGATCGCGTCGGCCGTGTCATGGCCCTCTGGCCGCTCCGCCCGGATCGCGTGTCGCCCAAATACGCTGAGATACCAAAGAACGCGGACGGCACCGACCGCGCCACGTCGACCGAGAACGCCATGCGCGTCCTTGAGGGCTGGGCTTACTGGCAACCCGGTATCCTCGTCGCGCAAATCCTCCCCGCAAACGACGTACTGACGTTCAACTTTCCCGACCCTGCCGGTGAGTCGGGTGGCCTCGTCGAGGGGCTCGGACCGCTCCAAGTGATCGCCCGCGAGGCCGAGGTCGATAACGAAATGACCGCGTTCTCGGCGGCGCTCCTGCGGAACTCGGCCACGCCGGGCGTCATCCTCAGCGTCAAGCAACAGGGACTATCTCGCGCGGACGCCAAGGATATCAAGCGAAACTTTCAGGCGCAGTTCGGCGGATCGAACCGCGGCGAGCCGGCCGTCGTCGACGGCGATACCGTTATCACGCAGATGGGCTTTTCGCTCTCGCAGCTCGAATATCCGTCGATGCGGAACTTCACCGAGTCGCGCATCTCCGCCGCGTTCGGCATCCCAGCCATTCTCGCCCAGCTCAACGTTGGGATCACGGCCGGCATTAAAGCCACGATCGACGAGCAGCGCGAGTATTTCGCCGAGACGACGCTGAGCAACCTCTGGCGGCGCTTCTCGGATCAATACACTCTCGACGTGTCCTCCGAGTTTGGCGACGGCATCGTCTGCCAGTTCGACCTGACGAAGGTCAAGGCCCTGGCAGCCCAGCAGGCCGCTGAGTCGGTGAAAATCTCCGATGGTTTCGTCAAAGGTGCAGTCACAGTCGACGAGTACCGCGATAAGGTCCTGCACCTCGCGCCCATTGGCGGCGAGTTCGGGGAGTCGGTCTACCTACCGTCGATGGTCACGCCGACGCCGACCACCGATGAATTCGTCAAGCAACCGCCGTCGGAGATCGGATCGGACGAGGCGATTAGCCAGCAGCGCCAACTCCTGCTCTTAGGCGACGGGACGGCGAAGGGGCGACGGCTCAAGGCTGCGATGGTCGACGCCGAGCGGGACGCCGACGAGGATAACCTACGCGCCGCGTTGGCCGAGTTATTCGATAACGTCCAGGACGACATCGCCCGGCGGATTCGAGCGCGGGAGTATATCTCGGACGACGATCTAGCTGCGGCGTTTCTTCGTCTCGGTCCGATGCTTGAGGGTATCTACGTCGGCGCGATGCTTCGTCTCGGCGCTATTGCGGGCGTGCAATATGACCCGGCCGTTATCTCGGTCCAGGCAGCCGGATGGGCGGCCACGTACGTTCCACAAATGATCCAGGGTCTCACCGAGACGACGCGAGCCGTTGTAACCTCAGCCGTTAACGAGTATCGCCAGACTCCCGGTATGACCCAAGCCGACTTGCGTTTACGACTTTCGCCGGCTTTCGGAACTCATCGCGCTGGTCTTATCGCATCGACTGAGACGACGCGCGCTAGCTCCCAGGCATTTTCCGCGTATCAGGCGCGACTAGCCGACGACGGAATTGCGATGCATAGAATATTTCGGACTAACCACGATGATCGAACCTGTGTCGCCTGTGCTCCCCTCAACGGCAAGCCTGAATCCGAATGGCCCGAACAGTACACGGCTGGCCCCCCACTGCATGTAGGCTGTCGCTGTAGCGTGTCACTCGAATTAACGCCCACGAAGTCAGTTGGCCTGGTCCGCGTCGCGTGAACCTCATGACCCTTCCTACCGACCGTCCCGCCGACGAGTACGGCCTGCTTTCTCAGCGCTCGATTGCGCTCCGCAAGGCGAAGGTCGCGGGCGTCGATCTCTGGTGGATTGCTATTATCGGTAATCTGACGCAGAACCAAGCGGGATATCTCCTGGCGATTCGCGACCGGATCATCCGCGAGGAGACGACCGACGCGTGAGGGTCATCCTCATCCTGCCCTACGAGGTAGCGATCTACCACAAGGCATACTCGTGGGCATACTGGACGTTGATGCTGACGTGCTGGACGCCGTGGGGGACGGTGAAGATTCGGTCGAGAATTGGAGCGAATTAGGTGCCCTTAGCTGAACGGCCGGTATGGACCGAACTCGAAGTAGCCGCGAGGGCATACCAACTCGCCCTCAACGAGCTCAGAGCCGCTATCGAGATCGCGGCAGACGCGCAGAAATTGTGTGATGCCCGCAAATTGGAAGCCTTGACTGCCCGTACTAAAGTCCAAGAGGCCAGCGCGAAGGTCCGGGAGGTTGCTCGCGGCGACGTTCCGGACGTCGAATACTACTAACCGTCGGCCACCCCAAACAAACGCAAGGAGTAAACCACCCATGCCGCACGAAATGATTACCTTCACCCGCCACGTCGAACCCGCCGGCGCTCCGGCCAAGCACACCGTCGATGCCTGGCACCAGGACGCTGTCTTCCACCTTGCGTCCCTCGATGGCCGCGTCCCGGGCGTGACGTTCACCGGCGAGATCAAAGTCACCGCCGAGAACGGCGAGGCGACTTATCGGGTCATCGGCGTCGACTCGCGCAACCTCACGATCCTGGCCGTCCTCGAAAAGCACAAGCTGACCGACCACCAAGCCGTTCACGAAGGCGTGTCGTACGCGCCGACGAATCCGCACGTCGAGCACATCCACAGCCCGCTAGCCGATATCCCCTCATCGGAGGGCGTCGATCTGACCCGCGCGAACGCGGACGCGCGGGGTGCAGCCGAGTCCCGGCGTGCCGAGGCCGCCCGCCGTGCCGACGAGGCGCGAGATATCAGCGGCCGCACGCTATCCGGCCAGCCGGTGCCGTATCCCGAGGGCCAGTCGCCGGAGGAAGTCCGCGAGCGAACGCGCCAGGAGACCGCGACGAAGCGAGCCGACTCGGCCCGACGAGCCAACGACGTGCGCCTGGCGAATCAGGGCCGGCAGGACCCGAATCCGTACCAGCCGACCGAAGAGCGCATCACGGACGTCAACCCGCTGTAAGTTGCCGGCGACCCATTTTCTCCTCCTGTCTCCGGTGGGAGCGTTTTTCTACCTCGGCGCTCCCACCACTCTTTTAGACGAAAGCGAACATAGTCCATGACCATCCACGACCTTATCGCCGCGCTCGGCAGGGTCAAAGTCTACGACGCGCTGGTCAGTGCGACCCCTGCGATCGCCGCAGCCATCCAAGATAAGCTCGCTCCCTATCCGCCAGCCGGCCACGGCAACCAGGCGCGAGCGTGGGCGAGCGGCGGTCAGAATAGCTGGTATGTCCGTGGCAGCGGCTCGCGGTGGGTCGTGAAATCGGGTGCCGTCCATGGCAATCAGAACTCGCAAACCATGGGTCGACGATGGTCCATTAGCCGCCTTCCGAACGGGAGCGTGCTCGGCAACACGGCGACCTACGCGCAATACGTCTTAGGCTCGAAGCAGACCGCGACGATGAAACGTATCGGCTGGACGAACGCCAGGACCGCCGTAACCGAGGTCATCCAGTCCGGCGTAATCGCGCAGATTATCTCGCGCGCGTTAGCGCACGCATTTAGTCAGGCGGGCGCGGGCAAGTAACCCCAAGCGCCTCACTCTCGTTTCAGGCCCACCCAAAACGGTGGGCTTTTCTATTTGGAGGACACATGGCCACCGGCACGGTGAAGCTACTCAAAGAAGACGCCGGCTCGTTTTTTGTCGGCGGCTACGGGGTCGTGTGGGGCGGTAAGGACACGGACGGCGAACACTTTGATAAGTCAACGGACTTCTGGTTTGACCGCCTGACTGAAACGCCGATGGTTCTCTACAACCACGGCCAGGACCGAAAGATCGGCGCCGCCGTTCTGGGCAAGGTAATTAGCCACAAGATCGACGACATCGGTATGTGGATCGAAGCGCAGATTAAGGACCACGAGAAGTACAGCGCCGCGATCAAGGAGCTGATCTCCAAGGGGGTCTTGGGATGGTCTAGCGGCAGCATCGGGCACCTCACCGAGCGATCCAACACCGGGAAGATAACGAGTTGGCCGGTTGGGGAATGGTCGCTCACCAACACGCCGGCCGAGCCTCGCACGCTGGGTGTGCGTGAGTTAGCCAATCTCTCCGAGATGGAACCGTCCCTCAAAAGCGTTTTGCCCGAGGACCTCGCTAACAAGATTGACGCTGAATGGGCAACTCTGCTCGCGTCACTACCCGATTCCGACTTCGCCCACATTGCTGATAGCCAGCGATTCTTACCGATCCACGATGTCGATGCAGTAAAGGCTACCTTGGCATCGTTCGAGGCCGTTGACCTCACCGACGCTAACAAGAAGAAAGCCGCGCGCAAGATCGTCGCCCGCGCCAAGCGCTTTAACGTCGACGTTCCCTCAGACTCCGCCGTCGGTATCGCCGCCGGCCACGGCCACCACGTTCCCCAGGTCAAGGCCGCAGATGTCGAATCCTCCTACGAGGATCGCATCGAGGACCTCACATCGGCGATTAACGGCATGTTCGGCCAGACCGTGCCGGGCCTCCCGCCGACCGGCTACGCCTACGTTCGCGCGACCTTCCCCGATTACGTCATCGTCAGCTACCGCTCGTATGACGAGTCCGACGAGGGCGGGGATTACCGCATCGACTACACCCTAGAGGACGATTGCATCCGCCTCGGCACCGTCACCCCGATGGAGCAGGTATGGGTGCCGGCCAAGGCCGCCGACGCGACCCATTGGCAGACCATCCCGATCGCCGTCGTCTATGACATCGCCGCTAAGTACGCTCAGATCGCTCTTGCCCGCACGGAAGACGTGGCAAAGCGCCGACTCAGCGAGGGGCGTGAACTTTCCGTCGGCCACCGCGCGCGTTTCGACGCGCAGTTAGAGGCCAATCGGAAAGTCGTACGCGCCCAAGAGGACCTGCTGAGGGCCATCACCCCGCCGGCGAAAGCCAGCGCGGACCGGCTGCGCCTCCTCGAATCGCGTACACGCCTCCACGTCATCCAAAAGCAGGAGATAACCCCGTGAGCATGGCAACCGTCGAACGCAAGGCTCTCGTCGACCAGTACGTCCAGGCGCTGGACGCCTCCGAGCGCATTCGCGCTAAGTTCCAGGGCAAGATGACCGACATGTCGGCCGAAGATCAGGCGACCTGGGAACGTTGGCTCAACGACGCCGACGAAGCCAAGAAAATGATCGACCTGATCGACCGCGAGGGTAAGGCCCGCGCTTGGGCGTCCGGCTCCGATTCCTCGCTCAAGCTCGCCGATGGCGAGAAGGCCGCCGGCGCCACGTCCGAGGGCACCGCCGCCGAGCAGAAGGGTCTCGAAGACAAAGCGGTCAAATCCGCCTGGAAGTCGTACTTCCGTGGCGTCAGTGCGGCGCAGATGACCCCAGACTCGATCAAGGCGCTGGCGTCACAGGAAGGCGACCTCGGCGGATTCCTCGTCATCCCGCAGGTGCTTGTCGAGCGCCTCATCGCCCTGGTCAAAGATCGGGTCTTCGTCCGATCACTGGCAACGGTCATTCCGATGGCGAAGGCCGAATCGCTTGGCGTACCGGTCCTCGATACCGACCTGGGCGACCCGACCTGGACCTCCGAGCTCGCGACCGGCGCCGAGGATACGACCGCGCCGTTTTCTAAGCGCCAACTAACTCCGCACCCCCTGGCCCGGCGCATCAAGATCAGCAATAAGCTGCTGCGCCAATCGACGCTTGACCCTGAGGCGATCGTCATGGATCGGCTCGCGTATCGACTCGCGCGCGTTCAGGAGAATGCCTTCCTGAACGGCACCGGCCAGGACCAGCCGCTCGGCGTCTTCGTCGCATCGGCCAGCGGTATCTCGACCGCACGTGACACCGTCGCCGCGTCGGCCACCGTGATTGCCGGAGACGACCTGATCACGCTCAAGCACAACCTCAAGCCGCAGTACTGGGCGAAGGCGCAGTGGGCGTTCCATCGCCTCGTGCTCTCGGCCGTGCGCAAGCTCAAGGATACCGCCGGCAACTATCTCTGGCAGCCCGGCATCGGCGGCTACGTCGCGCAGGGCACGACTATGATCGGCCCTAACCCGGACATGATCCTGGGATTGCCGTACAACGTCTCAGAGCTCGCGCCGTCGACGTTCACCACCGGCCTCTATCTCGCGGTTCTCGGCGACTTTAGCTTCTACTGGATTTGTGACGCCCTCGATATGCAAATCCAGCGGCTGATCGAGCTCTACGCCGAGACGAACCAGACCGGATTCATTGTCCGCGCCGAACTCGATGGATCGCCGGTTTTAGAGGAGGCGTTCGCGAGGCTCCGTCTAGCCTAACAGATCGTTGACCGACTGGCCCCGACGCTCTCGGCTCGGGGCCTTTCCTATTCTCGTCACAGGAGACAGACCCCATGTACGACCGCTCCCAGCAACTCACCTTCGCTCGCTCGATCGCCGGCGGTCTCCACGCCGCGGCGACGTTCAACGGCACCGGTATCGACACCGCCAATGCCGACGCGCTCACGCTCGTCTTCGCGCCCGATACCCTGACCGACGGCGTGTGGACGCCCTCGGTCGAGGATAGCCCCGACAACTCCGTCTGGACCGCCGTCCCGGCCGCTAATCTCGTCGGCACGCTCGTCGTACTGGCGTCGAATACGGTCCAGAAGGTCGGGTACGTCGGGATTCAGCGCTACGTCCGACCGAAGGTCATCGGCGTCGGCGGCGCGACCGGCTGCGTTTTCGAGGCCGTCGGTATCCTCCAGATCGGTAAGAAGCTACCGATGGCGTAAGCCAGTGGGTGCCCCGGATGCCTCCTTTCCATTCGGGACACCCTTCTCTATCGCCGATCAGGAGTTGCCCGTGGCCTATACGACCATCGAAGACGCGCGGAACTATCTCGGGATAGGCGCGTCGGTCGACGACGCCCTACTCGCGGGCTGGATCCCGGCCGCGCAGTCGCAGATCGACCAGCGCTGCCGCCGCACCTTCGAGGCTACATCGGATTCCACGCGCTACTACGGGTCCGATGATTTCCTGGCGTCGGAATGGGCGACCCACGCCGCCTACTCGATGAACCTCCGGGGTTGGGACCCCGCCGACCGCTACTACCTCCAACGGAGTAGCGGCATCCTCAATCTCGGCGAGGACATCGTCAGCGTCACGTCGCTGACCAACGGAAACGGCGTCGTGATCACCCCGGACAAATACTGGCTGTTGCCGCGCAATTCGAGCCCGAAGAACGCGATCAAACTCATGAGCACGTCAGCGTGGAATATCAACACCGACCAGGAGATCGTCGTCACCGGCCGCTTCGGCTATTCGCTCGCCGCGCCGGCCGATATCACGCTCGCGACGCATGAGCTTATCGCCTACTGGTATCGCTCGCGCGATAGTCAGGTCTTCGAGGTCATCGAGTTACCGGGCGGACAGATCATGGTGCCGCGCGGCTTCCCGGCGGTCGTCGAGGCCGTCTTAACGCGCGGCGCCTACGTCAAGCAACTCGGCGTTACCTAGCATGCCGCTCCCCGATCCGTTCACCGTTCTCCAGGGGATACACGCGACGATCGCCGGGGTCACGCGCTCGGACCCGATCTATCCGACTCAGGTGAACGCGGCGGACCTCCCGCTCGTGGTAACGGAGCCGGGCCCGGCGACGTGGGAGAAGTACACCGTCGGAGCACCGGGGTCGTGGAACGCCGTCATGCGCCAGATGACCGTGACGGTATTCGTGAAACCCCTGGGCCTGGGACGCGGCCAAGACGAAGGGTTTCAGGCGTGTCTACCGCTCATGGTCCAGTTCGGGGCGCGTTATCTCAACGACATCACGCTCGGCGCCAAAGCGAACAAGATCGACCAGGTCACCGATACCGGTGCGGTGGTGATCAAGTCAATCAGCGGCCAGGAGCACTGGGGGTTCGTCTTCAAGTTCCGGCTCTGGCAGATTTTCTCGGTCTCCGACCCGGCCGCTATCCCCGTTCCCAAGGTCGCGCATATTCACGAAACCGGCACAGCCGACGCATTCAACCGGCCACCGCCGTAGTTGGGAGGACCATTGGATCAGACCACGTCCCCGCGCAAGGCCGCACCTTCGACCGCGTCCACGGAATCGCGGTATTCGCTCGCCGATCTGATGGACGCATCCTACGGCGCTTTCGGCCAGCACCCCGAAGTCGTTCTTGGCGCGATGACGCACGCCAAGCTCACCGAGGCAACCAAAGCCGAGGCCCAGGCGGCAATTGACGCGTACCTGGCTCTGGAGGTCTGATGCCTGGCGTTACCTTCGTTCCCGGCACAACTCAGGTTCGCCCGGGCGTCTACGTCGCGATCGGCCAAACGCAGCAGGCCGCGCCGAATCCGCTCGGCATCGTCGCCGCGATATTCAAGGCCGATTGGGGCCCGGTCGCCACGCCGACCCTCATCCAGAACTACGATGCCGTCGCCTCGACGTTTGGCGCTATCTCCGGCACGTCGACGATTGACTGCCCGCAGCAGGCGTTTGTCGGCGGAGCGCAAAGCGTCCTCGCCTGGCGTCTCGGCGGAGCGGGTGGCGTCGCGGCTGTCTATACCCTTAACGACAGCGCCGCCGCCGGCATCCTGACGATCACCGCGAAATACGCCGGGGTGCGTGGTAACGCGTTCCGCGTCACATCGCGGGTCAACCTCGTCGACGCGACCAAGAACGACCTGGTTATCCTTGAAGGCACGACCGTTCTCCAAACGATCACCTACACCCCGGGCGCGGACGCTGCCGCGGCTATCGTCGCTGCCGTCGCCGCCGTTGGCTCGCCGTGGGTGACGGTTGCTAAGGTCATTACCGGCACCGGCATCGCGGCTATCGTCACGGCCGCGGCTTTGATCACCGGCGCCAATCCGACCGTCACGGCCGCGTCATACCTGGCCGGCATGAACGGTATCGAGACGTTGAGTTGGAACGCGCTCGTTTCCGACTCGAACGACGACGCCGCGTCGACCGGCCATACCCAGGCGCTCGTCTTCGACGCCTACGTCACCCGCGTTCGTAACGTCGACGGGATGCGCGCGCTCTACGTCGTCGGCGTCCCGACCTCGGTCGCTCAGGCAACCCGCCTGGCGAACGCGGCCGCGTTCAACAATCTCTCGACGGTCTACGTCGCCAACGGCTTCGTCAACGGCGCGTCTCCGGCCGTCACGTTCGAGGGCTACCAAGCCGCGGCGCGAGTCGCCGGCCTGATCGTCGGCGCGCCCATCACCAACAGCCTGACCCACGAGATCATCAAGGACGGTATCTCGATCACCGGCGCCATGATCGGGAGCGACCAGGTACTGGCGATCCAGAGCGGCGCGCTCACCTTCTCGATGAACGCGCTCAATCAGGTCCAGGTCGAGTACGGCATCACGACACTCGTCACGCCCGGCCCCGGCCTCGATAACGGCTGGAAGAAAATCAGGCGTGTCCGCACCCGCGACTACCTCGTGACCGCCATCGCCCAGCTCTGGGATCCGTTGATCGGCGTCGTCTCGAACAACGCGGCCGGGCGCGGCGCGCTCATCGCGGCGGCCTATACCGTCATCACGAAGATGATCGGCATCGGCGCGCTCACGTCGGGCTCGTGCATCGAGGACCCGAACAACCCACCCGCCGGTGATTCGGTCTGGTTCGTAGTCGCGACGATTGACAACGATTCGGCGGAGAAGATTTACACCCAGTTCAATTTCAGCTATTGAGGTAAGAGGTTAATTAGTCGTCTGCTTAAGTCCCTCTCGACCCGCATAAAGGAGTTGCATCATGCCCGGACCGTCAACGCAGCAAATCGACCAGACGCTCATCATGGCCGGCTATCAGGGCGAGCTCTTCGACGGTCAGGGCAACCTGATCGCCACCGTGAACACGTTTCACGCGAGCGTCGCTATCACCAACAGCGACTATCAGCCCGCTGGCCAGGCTCTCCAGGTCGCGATTCTCCAGAGCTACAAGGTCACGCTCACGTTCCAGGAGACGATCATCGATGACCTGAAGTTCTTGAAGCAGATTAGTCTTGACCTTGGCGCCAGGAAGCAATCCAGTTTTGCATTCCAGTGCCAGCTTTTCCGGCCAGATGGGCAATATTCCAAATACCTCTTCAACAACGTCGTGCCGGACGGCAATATCGATCTTGCCAACGTCGCGCCGGGCGACACGCTCAAGCGTGACTGGACCTGGCGCGTCAACAGCCCGCCGGTGATGGATAAACTCCTAGGCACGGGCGCGTAATCTATGGCACGACCGGACCGTACCGAGGAGACTGCCGAGAAAGACGCCGAGACAACGATTATCCGGGCGATCGAGCCGGCGCTCACGACCGCGCTTCTCCTCGACTTCGCGCGCGAGACGACCGAGGGCGACGTCGAGACGGTGAAGTTCGCTCGCTCGAAAGGCCAGTTCCTCAACTTCCGCGTTCATCCGCTCACCGAGGCCGAGTACACCGACTGCCGCGAACGCGCGACGAAGTACACACGCAACAAGGCGCTCGGCAACCTTCGGCTCCCCGAGGAAATGGACCAGCGGAAGTTTCGCTCGTTCGTCATCTACGCCGCGACCGTCGACGAGGACCGCCGGAACATCTGGGATAACAAAGAGGTCCAGCGCCTCGTCGAGGAGCCCACCGGAGCCTACGTTATCGACAAGCTACTCCGGGCCGGAGAAAAGGACCGCGCGATTACGACCATCGACCGGATCAGCGGCTACGGAGCCGAGGCGACGGAGGACAGCGAGGACATCGCCGCAAAATGATCCTGGCCGGGGGCAGGGCCACGATACTGCACCATATCTTCCAGGAGCATCATATTCCGCCCGACGAGGTTCTCAAGAAGCCACCGGGCGTCCGAGCGTTTCTGTTCGCGTCGATGAAGATCAGGCTAGACGCCGAGGCGGCAGAGGCGGCGAAGCGGCGCTAGTTCTCGATCGTGATAGGTTGGGACACGCCAGGCTTTCCGTATTCTCCGTAATGCACAACCCCGGATTTTAGCCCGGGTTGGTCGACCACGAAATATACCTGGCCGCTGGCGCTCTCACTCGGCTTCAAGACGATACTATCCGGGAATTGGTCCAGCGACGGGGCATTCTGAGTCGCATAGAGTTTCCCAGCCGCATCCGCGAGATGGAACTGATCCACAAAAACGACCGCCGCCACGGTTCCAACGTTCGTCAGTGTTAGATTCGTGACGGTCAATACCTGACCCTGTCCTGCTGGTAGATTCTGCATGAACCCCGGCCCGTCGTTCGCCTTGTTGACCTTCAGGCTGAAAAGTGGTGTAGGCACCGGCGTTACAGTCGGGATCTGAGTCGGTACGGGCGTCGGTAGCGGCGGTGCTGCCGAACAGGCCACAACGACCAACGCTAATAGACCCATAAGATATTTCATACGACCTCCCTACCTATGTGCTCAGTCTACTACAGGCCGACGGCGCGTGGCCGAAAGGTGGTGACCGATGACGCAGTTTAATCTCAGTATTCCGATTGAGGTCGTCGATAACACCGCCCAGCTCGCGAACGTCCAGGCGCGGATGTCCGCGTTTGAGAAGACGATCCAAGGCACCCAGGCGAGGCTGGCGCAACTCAACGGCTCCAAAAGTGCGCCGGTGCTCTCGGTCCAAGACCGCGCGACGGCGATTATCAAAGAAGTCTCGAACAGCGTCCGCGCCTTAGCCGGCCACGTCGTTACGATCCCGATTCGCGCGATTGACCTTGCCTCGAGCGTCATCGGCCGGATCATGAATACGCTTACCTCGCCGCTGGCAATGCTCGGCGTGGGTCTAGGTGCTGCCGGCATCTTCGAGTCGCTGGTCAAATGGCCGCTGGCTTATGCCGGGACGTTAGAGCAGGCGCAGATCGCGTTCACGAATCTGTTTCGCAGTGCGCCCCAGGCATCGGCGTTTCTGACCGGCCTCCAGGACTGGACGATGCACACGCAGTTCCAGTTCTCCCAGACGCAAGCCGTTTCTCAAGGCCTGGCCTCGTCCGGTATGGCGATGGCCGATATTATGCCGACTCTGGCTAAGCTCTCGAACGTCGCCGCAGTCTCGACGGACCCGAGCAACGCCCTAGACGTGCTAGCTCGGGTGAAGCGCCAGTCCATGACCCAACGCCTCATGTCGAGCGACATTCTCGAATCGCTCGACGCCGCCGGTCTTCAAGGCCGGAAGACGTTTATGGAACCGGGCGTCCTCACCAAAGAGGGACTGAGCATGTACTCCCTAGAGAAGATGCTCGCCGCTGGCATGGTCCCGGCTCAGCAGGCGATGGACGCCTACCTCGCCGCGATGCAGCGGAAGTTCCCGAACGCGGCAAAAGAGATGGGGTACTCGTGGATCGGGATGATGGCGACGGTTTCAGACACTTTCAAACTGTCCGGCGTTCAAGAATGGGCCTTAGGCATTAAATCGGTTATCCAGCCACAACTCAAGGTTATCGTCGACTGGCTCTCCGCAAACAAGGCGACCGTGGCCGCGTGGTCAGCGGAGATCAAGAAGGCGGGGGTCGAGGTCGGCAATTTCGTCGTGAATAACCTCAGTTCTTTATACGACGGCTTCGACAGGCTAACGAATAGTTCCGCTTGGAAGATGTCCGGCTCTTTAGGCGACAAGCTCAAGCTCGTCTGGGATTCGATCGTCGCTCAGCCCTTCGACACCTGGTGGAACGGAGCCGGCAAAGTGTGGGCTGCGACGGCAGCCAATACCATCGGCACCGGTATCGGCAGCCTCGTCGGCGGCGCGTTGTGGGCCGTGCTCGGTGCCGATACGGGCGGGGCTCAGGACGTCGGCCATACCGTCGGGGCGTCATTCCTCACCGGGTTCCTCAATGCTCTCGCGCCGGGTAAGGACTCCCCGCTCGCGAGCTGGGCCAATCTGTGGGCCTGGATGACGACGGCGAGTCCGCAGATGACTTCGCCCGGTGTCGCCGTCGGAAGCAATCTACGGGGCTCGATCAACGCCGCACTCTCGGATCATCTTGCTAATCCGGTATCGACTGCTCGGGGAACCGCTCCCACGAGCGCGTCATTTAAGGGGCACAAAGTCGGCGGTATGTCGTACTCGGACATGCTCCCCGCCGGCTCCGACGATACCTCCGCCGGGTCGTCCGGCTTCGGCCTGCTCGACGAACAAACACTGCGCCTGATTCGCGACTTCTCCGACCTAGCCTTCGAGCTTGAGGATATGCGCCGGCGGTCCTGGGGTAGCGGCTTCGGAGGATCGAGCGGCGATGGCGGAGCGTCAACGGGGATCTCGGGCGGCGGATTCAAGGGGATGGAAGGCAGTAGTGGTAGTGGCCTGGGCTCAGCCATTCTCAATCAATTCGATCTTGTCGGAACGGGTGAGCTCTCAGCTAGTGACGCAGCCACGGCTTGTGGTCCCGTTGCGGCTGTTTCCTTCGCTCGCGCGATGGGACGCAACCCGACCATGAGTGAAGCGATGGCCTTGGCACGAAAAGTCGGTTGGCGACGGGGCGCCGGCATGGCCGGCGGGGCCTCGGAGGTCGCGCTACTGCGGAGTATGGGTATCAACGCGCAAGAGGGTGCGGGTTCAGCCAGCGCCCTCACAGCGGCTCTCGCTGGTGGCGGCTCCGCGATTATCGATACGCCGAAGCACTATTACGATGCCGATAAATACGACTCCGCGACGGATAGATATCACGTCGGAGGCAGCGGTCGAGCAATGCGCGGTGGCTCCGACTGGATGACATGGAGCGACATTACACGCCTCGGTGGTGGTATAGACGGACTGATTACAGCTACGAAGGGAACAGGTGCCAATCAGAACGCCGTCACCGTCGGTCCCGGCGCCGTGGTCGTGAACGTCCAGCATCTCCCGACCGATCCGGCGGCGATCAATAAGTTCGCGACGCTCGTCGCCGACCCTTTGGCTAACGCTATCGCAACGCATATGGAACATGCCGCCGCGAATACGGTGCCGACGCGGTGACGATTGCCGCCGTGACTTTCGGCGACGTCACGTTTCCACTGACGCCCGAGAAGATCAATCTGTCGGCCGGTGCCAAAGTCCAGACGTTCAATCTGCTCACTCTCGGAGAGATCGCCTTTCCGCGCGGCTTCGTACCGCACAAGGCGACGTTCGACGGCATCCTACCCGGTGAGGATCGTCAGAACCTACCCGTCATCACGGCCTGGCAAGACCCGTACAAGCTTGCGTACCTGCTCGACGGCTACGTCAAGGCGGGCACGGCGGCGACTCTCTTTATCACCGGGCTACCGCTTTTCTACTCCATGTTCATCGCGACATTTGACTGGACCGTTCAGGGCGGATTCGGGGACCTGGCGTTCAAGATCGCGTTTGAGGAGAAGCGGAACCTGGCCGTGATCGCCTCGACGGCCTACGCTCCGTCACCCGGCTCGGGGCGCGCGACCGACACCGGCCAGCCGTTACCGTTCGTGCCGTCGAGCTACGTTGTGCGCCAGGGCGACACGCTGATGACCATTGCGATTCACTTCTACGGGGACAGTACCAAGACGAGCGCGATCTACGCTTTGAACATGGGAACGATTGGGGGCGACGCGGCTGTGCCGCTCGTGCCGGGCCTTACCCTCGTGATGCCGAGCCCGTCATGACCGTCGCCGTTCTCGACCAGACCAAGCTCGCTTACGCGCTCATGCTCTTCTCGCCGTCGGATGGCACGCTCGTGCCGCTCACTCCGACGATGATCCAGTGGGAGGAACAGACCGGCCAGCTCGCCGTCCGTCTGACCGCGACCGTGGCGAATGTCCAGATCGGCGGGGCGTGGCTTCACCAAGTGATCGCACTCGCGGCGCAGATGGTCCTGACGGCCGACTGGGGCGACGGTGAGGTGGAGGTCTTCCGGGGGCAGGTCTGGCAATGGAAGTTCAGCGATGCCGGCGTCGAGCTCGTCGAGTTCACGGCGTACGACAGTCTATTCAATCTCAACCGCTCCAAAGACAGCCGAATGTACAACCCGCAGGCATCACCCTACGGGGCGGTGACCCTAGCACCCGGCGGGACCCTGACGGCCGGCGCGATCTTGCAGGACATCTCGGATTCCTGGGGCCTGAATATCCAGGGCTGCGGGCTTCTCGGCACGCCGATGGCGCAGATGGTCTGGCAGATCACGCCGCTCTCGCAAATGGTCATGGAGCTGATCGACCGGACCTACTGGTACGGCGGCGGCTCGTTCTACCTGCGGTCCGACCACGGCACGATCTCGGTCATGGTGCCGGCGTCGAATCTCCCGATCTATCTGCTGACCGGAGACGGCGTGGAATCCTATTCCGACGAGCAGGATATGCAGGACCTCGTCACGCGCGTGCTCGTCATCGGGACCGCCAACGCGGGGTCGCCCACGTCGGGGATTAGCCTGAATCCCGACGGTAATCTGAACAAATTCCTCCTCAACGTCGAGGCGAGCTACGACGGCCACACCGAGTACGGCATTATGCAGGACATCATCACCGATCCGGGCGTCGTCTTACCGGCCGGCATCGCGCAATTCGCGAAGCAGACCATCGGCAACCGGGGCCAGCCTCGGCGCATCCAGCGCTTCGACGCGCCCGACCTGCCGTTTCTCCGGCGGGGTGACGCTATCGCGGTCCAGATCGGCACGCTGAACGGTATCTACATCGTCTCGGGCATCCAGCACGACGCGGACCGCCGCAGGATGCAAATCACCGTGGACACCTCGGGCGACCTGACCGCGCCGGACGTGCAATACGCCGTTACTCCGGGCACGGCGGCGCTTCCGTCTGAGGCGGTCGGACGGACGCACTCGAATCACGTCTTCCCCAGTCAGAATAAGGTGAGCTAACCGTGGCGAACGCTCCCGGCGTCGCGCGTCTCGCTCAGGCGCACATCGGCCTGATTAAAGACCACGCGCCTCAAATCCTGCCGACACTCCTGCTCGGCACGATCCAAACAGGCGGGGCACTGCTCGTCGACGGACAGCCGGCGGCCTGGCCGGTCTCGTCGTATCTCGTACTTGAGCAGGGTAACTCCCAGCGTCCGCTCGTCGTGCCGCTCGTGACGACGACAATCGTCTCGGCCCATAGTCACGACGTGCCGGCCTTCGGAGAGTATCTACCATACGCCGTGGGCGACCGGGTGCTTGTCGCGTTGCTCCACGCGGGTCGGACGCCGGTCGTCATCGGCCGCTGCCGGGTGAGCGCGTAAGATGCCGACCCCGCTCTATCCGACCTGGGCGATGCCGCCGTCGACGATTCAGATCGCTCAGACCGCGCCGCCGATTATCTACCCGCCCTCGGTCGCGTTCGATTTCGACGTCGGTGACTTTGTTCTCGACGGACGGGGTAATCCGGCTCCGATCGAAGGCGAAACCGCCTGGGCGATCTGGTGCGTCAAGGCGGTCTCAACCCAGCGACTTGCCTATCCGGTTTACAACCAGAACTACGGCGCGGACCTCGACACGATCACGAGTGCGCCGAATCAGCCGCTCGCGCAGGCCGCCGCGCAGGGCGCGATCTCGCGGGCGCTCCTCGCTGACCCCCGCACGAAATCTGTCACCGCCTTTACCTTTTCCTGGGCCGGCGACGCGCTCAACGTCTCGTTTCTCGTCACGCCAACCGTCGGCACCGGCCGCACGTTGACGGTCAAGCTGAGTTACCCGTGAGGACATCTGCGTGGCGACTGTAGCGACCCTACCGGGCTTGCCGGCGTTCCTGGACACCAACCAGAATAATGCCGCGATCCTCGCCGCGATGCTGGCGACACTTCCCTCGACGATCGACCCGTCGCAGGGCTCGTTCGCCTGGGACATGCTCAGCCCGGCTGCGATCCAACTCGCGCAGGCCGCGCTCCAGGCGCAGCAAATGCTCGCGCGGACGTTTGCGACAACGACCTACGGCGCGTACCTCGATCTCCGTGCCGCCGAGCATGGCGTCATCCGTGGTCCGGCGATTGCCGCGACCGGAAACGTCACGTTTACGGGCGTGAACGCCACCGTCATTCCCTCGGGGACCCAGGTGTCGACCGGCTCGACCTCGACCGTACCGGCGATCGTCTACGCGACCACGGCGCCCGCGACTATTCCCGGCGGAGGCTCGGTCAGCGTTCCGGTCGCGGCGCTCGTCGCGGGTACGTCCGGCAACGTCGGGGCTGGCCAGATCGGCTTTCTCGTCGCGTCGCTTGCCGGCGTGAACGGCGTGACCAATCCGCTCGCCATCGCGGGTGGCGTCGCCGTCGAAACCGATGCGGCGCTTCTCGCACGCTACCTGCTCTTTGTGCGCAATCCGGGGAGCTCCGGTAACGCCGCCAGCTACCTCAACTGGGCGCTTGCGGTGCCAGGGGTCGGAGCCGTCTCGGTTGTGCCGGTCTGGGCTGGCGCGGGTACGGTCGGTATTTACATCGTCGACACGGCCAAGGCGCTTCCGGCCCAAGCCTTGATCGACCTCGTGCAAGCCACGATCGCTCCGCCTCTGAGCTTTCTTTACAACGCGATCTCCGGCACTATCGGCGGGTTCGGGGTCACGATCGACAACGGCCAGTCCGACGCTCCGCTGGGCGCGATCAAGATGCTCTACAACGTCTCGGGCAACGGGACGCTGTTCGCGACGGTCCCGACGATTGATCTCCCGCAGGCAGGTGTCTGGCAACTGCGGCTCGGCGTCAAGACCGACGTGATCACCGGCGCGACTAACCTACTCGACGTGGCCGTCTGGAACGTCACGAAGGGCGCCTACGCCAACCAGCGGGTCGACGGGACCGGGGGTGTCGCCCACGTCATCCTCCGGGGCAACCAGCTTACGCAGACGTTCCAGAACGTCATCCTGCCGTTCTTCTTCAACGGCACCGACACGATGCAGCTTCAGGTCACGCGGCTCGTGGCGGATACGGCCACGCAGGTCTGGCTCTATCAGGCGCAGTACCGCTCGACGTTCAGCTCACAGCTCGGCACCGGCCTGGCTCCGGTCGGCGCGGCCGTGACGGTTATGGTTCCGGCGACTGTGCCCATCAATATCGTGGCGACCCTGACGATCTCGACGCTGCCTGCTGTGCCCGACTCCGTGAGGACCGCGCTGAACGTCGCCATCGCGGCATACCTGGCCGGGCTTGTGTTCACGGTCGATCCGGTCGTGCGCTATACCCAGATCGCCTCGATTATTCTCGGGACCCTCGGCGTTTCGGACTACGCGAGTCTATTTGTCAACGGCGGGACCGGGAACATTACGATTCTACCGAACACGATCCCGGTGCTCGGCATCACGACCTGGACGTAAGGACGGACTATGCCCACCAACTTTCCGGCCCTACTCGACACCTTCACGAATCCCAATGGAACGACCGATAACCTGAACACAGGCTTAGTCGTTCACAATGTTCAGCACTCGAACGCGAACGATGCGATCCTGGCGCTCGAAAAGGTCAGTGTCGGTCTCAAGCACTACAACGTCATGGCGTACGGAGCGAAGGGCGACGTTCAGGCCGGAACGGGCGGAATCACTAACGGCGCAGCAATCTTTGTCAAGGCGAGCGGGCCATCGTTCAGCGCGGTCGACGTCGGAAAAGTCTTTGCCGTCATCGGTGCTGGGGTAGCCGGTGCCCCCCTCGTAACGACGATTCTGAGTTGGCAAAGCACAACTCAGGTCACGCTCGCGGCGAACGCCTCGACGACAGTCGTCGGCGCAGCCCACGAGTGGGGAACCGATAATACCGCCGCGGTTAACACCTGGCTCGTGGACTTGCAAAACGATGTCGGCGCGTTCGGGTTTATTCCAAGCGGTACGTTCTACATGGCAGGGCTGAATACAGTCCAGCGGACGCGCGTCCGGATCATGGGTGCGGGGATGGGTGCGACGACGCTGAAGCTCATGCCGGGGTCGACACAGCAAGTTCTCAATATCGGTAGCAGTACGGTCGATTGCTACATCGGCCATTTGACGATTGACGGGAACTTCGCCAACGCTCCAAGCGGCGGAAGCGGAATCTTCATCAACCCTCCAGCCACCCGACTCACGATTGAGTACGTCCGGATCACTAACTGCGCCGGACGGGGCCTGGCAGGGTCTGGAACAATGACCGATTCGCACCTTTCCCACGTCTACACCGATGGGAACCAGGGCATTGCCGGCATTGTAGTAGGTGATTTCGTGGACATCGACCATTGCACATCGATTGGAAATAAGGCAACCAGTGCCGCGATAGCAGTCGGCGCAAATTGCAAGGTCAGCGAGTGCCGTGTGGTCGCAGCGGCGAGCCTGAGCGGTATCGGCATCCTTGTGAATGGGAGTGATACGAGCGTTGCTTCTTGCGACCTGAACATGACCAACGCGGTGGCGGCTTCTGCGGCGATTGAGACACAGTACAACGCCAGTCGCGTGCGGGTCACGGGCAACACTATCATCGGCGATATGACCAATGGCGCGGCGGGTATCTTGATCGGCGCGTATGCGTCGGTAGGTCAAATCTGTACGGCCGCGGGGTGCGTTGTTGATGGGAACAACCTGTTTAATTTTGGAGCGGACGGTATTCTTCTCGCGGCATTCGGGACTGGCTACAGTGCGAGTGCTGGTGGTCACACTGTCACGGGCAATACGCTGCGCAACGGAGGAAACGGCACTCTCTTCGCCACCATTGGCACGCTCGGTATTGAGAACGATTTTCCTCGCACGGTGATTTCGGGCAACACGATTGATACCTGCGACGGGCAAGCAATTTTCAATAACGCTCCAAACTGCGTCATTGCTCACAATACGATCAACCAAGCATGTCAGGCCTACGTGGGTGGAGGAATCAAGAGCGGTGGCCTTCATAACGTCATAACAGAAAACGTCATTGTCAATACCGGCGCGCCGGGCTTCCTTAGCCCGGCGATCATGCTCTACCAAAGTGGCGGTCCATCCAACACTTACTACAACACCATTGCCAATAACGACATCACCGACACGCGCGCAGGCGGGGCGCGGGGGACAACCTACGCAATTCAGATGATCCAGGATGGCTCAACCATCACCGACTACTGCAACATCCACGACAACGCGATCCAAAACATGATTACTGCACCGCTGTTATTGCTCGGCACGCACAACAATGTTTTCAACAATCCCGGCTACAACCCCATCGGCGTTGTCGCCCTCACCCACGCTGCGACGATCTCCCTTGATCCGACGCTCGGCGACTTCTTCACGCTGACAACGACGTTCGCCACGGGCGCAAGCACGATCAATGCGGCGTCGGTCGGGCCGAGCAGCCAGCCGATGCGGATCAAGTTTACGAGCGACTCCACCGGCGGCCTCGTGATGACGTTCGGGACGAACTTCCGCACGACGGGGACGCTCACGCTCACGGCTTCGAAGGTCAACGTCGTGGCGTTTCTGTCGGACGGCACGAGCTGGATTGAGCAGAGTCGCACGGCGGCGATTACGTAAGGGGGAGAGGATGGAAGCAGAACAGATGGTCACTGAGGTAAGCCGCGAACTAGATGTCTTTGCTAACGCTATTAGCCCCGCATTGAGCGAGCCTGCATTGTCTGTGGCAAAGCGTTCGATCTGTGGTTCAACGGCGGAGAGTTAGACGGGCATGAGTGTTGCGGCCACGCGTACCGACTTGAACACGGCCCGATTGATTATGTTGTGACGAAGGAGACATAATGCGAGAATTGCGAACACGACTGGCGCTGGCCTGGCACGTCCTGCGCGGGCGACCGACGATATACCGGATGACCTTTCATGGGGGTATCTCGACCCTGACCGACGGCGCCTGGTTTGTCGAGAACGTTTGCGATGGCACGCTAGTCGTTTCCTGATCATGGCTGATTGCGGGTGTAAGTAATGCCGGGCGGCTATTCGAGTCCAACCATCGCCTACAACGACGTATTCTCCTACAACTACGTCGCGCCCGCGACGATTCTGACCTCGCCCGCCGGTAAGGCCATGCTGGCGCTCCTACCCCAGAACATCTACGCCGCGTCGACCTACCTTGCCTCGGTCTTGCAAGCGCAGGGCGTCGAAGTGGACGCGCTCGTCGACGCCATCACGCAGGTCTTGAACGCGGCCTACGTGGCCAACGCGCCGGTCTGGGCGCTCGCACTCTGGGAACGCGAGCTCGGCATACCGACTATTGGCACGGGCCTCGGAGACGCGACCCTGGTCCCGCGTGGCCTTGGTGCTTTGCAGAGCGTCGCGCTCGGACAGCCAGACAGCCAGCGACGCGCTCAGATCAACGCGAGGCTCGCGTTCCCCACGGTCCCGACCATCGCCGCGCTGTTGGCGCTCGATCTGACGTTCTTTGACGGCCCGTCGCTCGTCTACGAGGACATCCCGAATGAGACGGTCTATTTCAACTTCACCGCCTACGGTAGCGCGTGGTTCGACCAGGGCGTTATTCCGCGCGGTCTCGGAACGACGTATACCCTTCCGATCCAGACGTTGCCGCTCAACTGGCAGGCCGTCCTGGCGCAAACGCGGGCCTATCTCCCGGCCCATCTCGACGAGGTTGTGATTTTCAATATCAACGGCCTGACCTGGGATCAACTCGACGCGTTGAACTGGACCTGGGATTTCGTCGACCACCAGCACTTCAGTTGGAATCAGTTTGAAGTTCTCTAGCGACATGTCAAAGGAGTCACACGATGCCAGCACCGGCTGAAGGCACAAACGTACTTCCCAAGGACCAGAGCGGGCTATCTCACACGGGCGTCTGGGACCAGACACTCAACGCCGGTCTGGGCGGCTACATGGACCCGCGCGGCGTCGGCGGCTATACCGCGACCGCTCCGTCTCAGGGAACTCTCACCAATCGCTCCGGCACGATCACCGCCGGGGGCGTGGCTCAGACACTCGCGGCGATCAATCTGGCCCGACGCCACTTCTTTCTCCAGAACCTTGATCGCACGAATAGCCTCTGGGTCAACTTCACGACGACCGCCGTGGCCTCTCAGCCGTCGATTGAGTTGACGCCGGGTGCCGTGTTCTCGATGGATTCGGGATTCGTCTCGACCGAGCTTATCAGCGTGATTGGCCCGCTCACCGGGCAGGCATTTGCCGCGAAAGAGGGATAGTCGTGAAACTGACTTACCCGAGCGCCTTCCCTCGCCTCATCGCACTGGCGTATTCCGCGACGATCTCGCTTGACCCGACGAAGGCCACGGCGTTCCAAGTCCCGGCGAGCTTCACGACCTCGGCGGCCCCCACGATCAATGCCGCCTCGGGTGGCCTCGCCGGGCAGATTTACGCCGTCGACCTGACGACGGACGCATCGGGAACGGTCGTCTTCACGTTCGGCACGAACTTCAAGACGGTCGGTACGCTGTCGATGGTGCTCTCGAAGACGGCGACGATCCATTTTCTCAGCGACGGCGTCAACCTGATCGAGCTGGGCCGCACGGCGGCGATGTAACGACATGCCAACACCCTCAGCTCGCAACGCGATCCCGCTCCCGCTCGGCGTCGAGACTGTCACGCGCGCGAACTACCTCGCCGCGCTCGCCGCGATTGACCTGATGGTCGGGCCGGCGACGACGGAAACGCTGACGAACAAGACGCTAACCGCACCGACCATCACGAATCCGAGTATCACCGGGACGATCACCGGGGCACCCACGATTAACTCGCCGGTCATCGCTAGTCCGACCATCTCCGGTACGGTCTCCGGCGCAGCCGGGTATCTCACGCCAACCCTCACGAACCCAAGCATTAACGGAGCGGCGTCGAATGTGGATGGGCGGCTCGCGTATGTCAACCCGAAACTGTATATCGGCGACGGAGCAGCGAGCCATGTCCTTGTCACCGAGGACATGGCGGAGACGCTCACGAATAAGACCCTCACGTCACCCTTCGTGTCTGGCCCCATCCGGGGTATTTTAGGTGGCGGCCTGAACATCAATGCCGGGGCCGCGCCGGGCGGTAGCAACGGCTCCGGGGATTTCATCAGCATTAATGCCGGCGGCGGTGACGGAAACGGTGCGGGAGGCCTCGCTCAGTTAGTCGCCGGGCAGGGTGGCCTGACCGGATCTCCGGGTGATGCCATTATTCTGTCGGGTCGGGCGTTCGCCGGTTCTAATCTCAGCGGTGGGCGCCTCCGGTTGCAGTGCGGCGCGAAGGACGGTACGGGAAAGAAGATGCTCGTTGAGATTCAGGCTGATGGCGATGTACCGCTGTCGATTGCGACTCTGGAAGGCGGCGCCGTGGCGTTCAGGCTGGCCGGTAGCGTTCTGACGGTCTATGGAAACGTCGGCGGCGTCCTCAAGTCGCTCGCCGTCGGGACACTGGTCTAACCGTGCCACCCGACCAAATATCCGCCGATCATGTCAGCTACCTCCTTGTTACCCTCAAGGAGATCGAACGGGTCGCGTCCGTATACGAGAGCTACCGCCGTTACCTGAGCGATACCTACCAGATCGGACAGTTCGACAACTTCGACCTGGCCGGGAGGATTACGCGGTTCGCTTCGTCTGAGACGGTCGCGGAGACAGCACCAGTGCCCGTTGAGGACGCGGCCCCGGAGACACAATGCCCGTAGACCTCCACGCAAATGCCGCCTACAGCGTTCTTGTGAACGCCCCCGGCATTGCTGGCCTCTCCGTGTCCGTCACGCCTGGCACCGGCGGCCGCTTTGTCGCCAATGCAAACGCCACGCTGCGGGCAACGGGCACGGTCCTGCCGCTGGAGATCGTCCGTGTCACGGCGGTCGCCGGCGATACGCTCACGATCACCCGCCTGGCCGAAACCGACCATGGCGCGAGCGCGGCGGCCCTCAACGCGGCGGTTGGCTGGGAGATATTCCAGTCGGCCACGGCTAAGACGTTCACCGACATCGAGGCCCTGGCGCTCGGGGGCACCGTCACGTCGGTTGGCCTGACCGCGCCGGCCGACCTGTTCACCGTCGGCAGCTCGCCGGTTGTCGGGGCAGGCACCCTTACCCTGACGAAGGTCGTGCAAGCGCCGAACCTCGTCTACGCCGGACCAACATCCGGCGGTAACGCCGCGCCGACGTTCCGAGCGCTGGTCAATGCGGACATCGCGGGCCTCAATGCGACCTCGGCAACACTAGCAGCGAGCGCGACAGTCCTTGCCACGCCGCGCGCCATCAACGGCGTCAATTTCGACGGCAGTGCCGCAATCACGGTTGCGGCTGCGGCCGGAACGCTAACCGGCAACACGCTCGCGGCGGGAGTTACCGCGTCGTCGCTTACGTCTGTTGGGACACTTGCCACCCTGACCGTGACCGCGACGATTGCCGGCTCCGTGAACGGGAACGCCGCAACCGCGACAGCTCTCCAGAATGTACGCACGATCAACACGGTGAACTTCGACGGCACGGCCAATATTACCGTCACGGCGGCGGCGACCACTCTCACCGGCGCTACGCTCAACGCGACGGTCCTGGCGTCATCCCTGACCTCAGTCGGCATCCTCGCCGCGCCGCATATGACCTCGCCGGTCGTCGACTCCGGCGGCCTGACAATAACCTCCGGATCTCTCGTCGTAAGCGCAGGGAGCGGGAACTCGATCACCGGCGTGGCGACCGCTGGCGGCGCGACACTCTGGACGTGGACTCCGGGCGCTCATACCGCCGTGACCGCTGAGTTCCACCACCTGTACAAAGTCGGTGTGACGACGACAATCACCGGCGGCTACGCGCTGCAGAGGTTTGTGCGGTTCGGCATACCGACGATCACGGCGGGGACGGCGCAGACGGTGGCAACGTCACCGACCGTCGCAATCGAGGGGGCGCCGGTCGCGGCTGGATCGGCGCTGATTACGCGGCCTCTCGCCCTCTTGCTGCAAAGCGGTGGGCTGGGCCTCGACGGCAACGGTGGGTTGAGTACGACGACCGGGCCGATCTTTCAGGCGACAGGGACGTGGATTACCGGCGGTAACGCGACGACGACGAAGCCGTATGTGCTCATCGAGCCGACCGGGACGACGAGTACGGCGTGGAGCACGGCGGGGACGGGGCTGGGAATAAATGCGGCAACGGGGTTTACAGGGCGATTCGTTGATTTTCAATTGGTGGCGGTCTCGAAATTTAGCGTTGATGTGAACGGCACTGTGCTTTGTGGCAACATTACTGCCAACAACTTAGTCGCGAACGTCGCCGCGACTATCAATAATTCATTAAATGCATCTGTCAACCTTTTCACCCTTACCCAATCAGTCGCTGGTAGCGGCAACCGCGTCCTCCTAACCGCCACCGCCGGCGCCCACACCGGCCAGACTATCGCGGAATCTAATGATGTTCTCTTCAACCTAACTGCCTCACTTGCCTTCACGACAGGGGCAGGCACCGTCGCGGCCCTTCGCGCCTTTCGCATCCGTCCACGCACATACACGGCGGGGACAGCAGCTACCACATTTACTCAAGCCGCCACGTTCGCTGTTGATGGTCCGCCTATCGCTGGGTCAAACGTGGTGTTTACTAATCCGGCGGTAGCAATCTGGTGCGCGGGTGACTTCCGCTTGGATTCCAATGTTGCTAATGGTTCGGTCGCGGCCCTTTTTACTGCCGCCTCCGCACCAACCGGTGCGAACACGGCTATTCAGGAATGGTTCAGGGTCGTGAATGCGTCCGGGGTCGTGAGGTTTATTCCGGCATGGTGACTATGAAACGTGCGTCCAGGTCTTTCTCATGATGACAGCTTGGATTCCTTGGATGGTGAGCCCGTATTTTGCCGCGAGAGACGCGTATGAAATGCCATGTTGTTCTCTCGCCCGTCGGATCGCGATGACATTCTCAGTTGTCAGTTTCGCCATACCGGCTCTTTCGCCGCGCGCTTTGCGATCTCTCCCTTTGCGAATCATGTCGAGTATGTTTTCGGCCTGGCTACCGAGCCATAAGTGTGAAGGTCGAACACAAGACGGATTGTCTCCGTCGGGGCAATTGTGAAGAACTTCAAGATCATCGGGGATTGGACCGTACGCGAGTTCCCACGCTACGCGATGCGCCTTGCACATGATGCCACCGACCTTAATGGTGCCGTATCCGTCCTTGCTTTTGCCACCAGTCCAAAGCCAGCAACGATCGCCCTCTGCTTTCTGAGTTTTGGCTTCAAGACGAGGCAGGGTTGGTTTCGATGGTCGGAGCGAGTTGTAGCACTGGAGCGTGCAGTACTTACGCTTTTGAAGGTGGCGGGAAACCGTAAAGGTTTGGGCACAGTTGCGACAGGTAAGGGTAAAATAGTCGGGCATTCTGAAACCTCTCATACAGATTTCGGAGTGCCGTGCCCGGGGCCGTTTGCAGCGGTGCCCGGGTTTAGCTTTGCCAATTATATCAGAGTTCAGGCAGGGGGTTAAATGGCAACTTTTAACTACACCACCACGGCGGCGGAAGATGCAGCGATAGCCGCTCGTCTCGTCGTGGTCAACACAATTCGCGCCGCTGCTCAACAAGCACCGCAAACCGCTGGGCAAATGCTAGCCGATGAGTTCCGGTCGCTGTTCAGCGGCTACGCTTCGGACCGTACGACGACCAACGCCGAGATTGCACGGGCAGCCTGGCAGACCGCCTCCCCCGCCCAGCGCGCGGCGGCAATTGCCGCACTTGGAGCGGTCCAGGTATGAGAATCATCGAGCTCCGTGACCTCGTGAACGCGACGTACTACCGTCGCCCCGGCCCGGACGGAAAGCTCCCCGAAGTGCCGAAAGGGACGCCCTTCGACGAAGACTCGATGATCCGTCAGATGTTCTCGTATCGGGACACCATCGCGGTCATCCTCAAGACGCCGGAGAACGCGGCCAAGGGTGCGCAGATCGACGAGGTACGCCAGTCGATCAAGGTACTCGATATTCTCGACGCGGCCAAGGGCAAGAAGTTCAGCATCGAGGACGACCTGTACGCCTATCTCAAGCGGCGCGTCGATAACGCCGACTGGCTACTCATCAACGCGAACGTCATTCAGTTCGTCGACGATATCGACCACGCGCCGGCGGTGAGTAAGGAGCGCCTCGACAAGGTGATCGAGGATTCTGACAAGGTTGATATCACGCGCGCGGCCGATGTTGGTATCGAGGGATCACGACCCGTCAGCATCAACAAGCGGAAGCGAGCCTAGGTGTTCGGCGGGGCCGTCTTCGCGGGGGCGTTCTTCGGCGGGAACGGGGTCTCCATAGCTAGCGTGATCGTGCCCGCGCCGACGATGGTCAGCCCGCTTTTTGCGGTGACGAATACCGGACGGACCACCGTCGCCGTCCTAGCCAACCCGACGAGCGCGGGCCTGGGATCGAGCAAGACCAGCGCTAAGATTCCGTGAGAGGACACTGATGGCGGATTTCGTTTTGAAGAAATCGAACACGGTGCCCATCCTCACGGCCACTCTCAGTGACAGCAACGGCGTCGTCAATCTCACCGCCGCCTCAAGCGTCCGCATCAAGGTCGCCCGCGCCGAGACGCCGACGGTCAGTATCCTCAACGCTCTCTGCGCGATTGTGTCTCCGACGCTCGGGAAGATTTCGTATACCTGGCAAGCGGCGGATACGGCCATCGCGGGGGATTACGTCTTCGAGTTCGCCGTGGCCTGGGCTGACGGCAGTAACGACACTTTCCCCAATGATCGGATGCTGACGCTGCGCATCAACCCCATCGTGATCTGACGCGGGAGAGACGATGATCGCCGCACTCGACGACTTGAAACGCACGATCGAGTTCGGGGAGACCCAGCAGCTCGAAGCGCTCCGGCGCTACGTCGCGCAGATGGAGCTCTTGCGGCAAAGTGTGGAGCGGATGCGACGGCGGCAGACGGTGCTCCTGGCGCTGTCGGGCGTGGGGGTCGGCTCGATCATTATGTGGGTATTACGGTTGTTTGGGGTGAGGATTTAGGCGATGGTTGACACACCAATGCAGCCGCCGAGAAACGGCTCCGTACCCAACCCTGACCCTACTTTGGCCACTTTGGACCGGCTGCGCGAAACGCTCGTGGCGCTTCGGGAGACCCTCGAAGGCAAGATCGACGGGAATCAGAAGGTCAACGACACCCGCATGGATGCCGCCGATGACGCGGTCAAACTTCTCCAACGCGCGCGCGAGGCTATGCCGGCCGAGACAGAAGCACGGATTCAGCATCTCAAGGATTGGGTCATTGAACGCTTTTCAACGGTTACTGAGAGGTTTGAAGGAGTCAATAAGGGCTTCGAGCTCCGTGATAAGGCTTCCGAGACGAGCACGACCGAGGCGAAGACCAATATCAAGGACGCCCTGGCCGCGCAAGAGAAACTGGGACTACAGGCTACCCAGTCTGCTAACGATGCGGTATCGAAGACGGAACTACAAACGACAAAGCAGGTCGACGGCCTGAATGGCCGTATCACTGAACTGGGAGAACGTGAGACCCGGTTAGAAGGACAGGTCACGGCCCTGATCGCAGCCGTCGCGGTCGCACAGCAAAACCAGCAGGTAGTCAAGACGGACCAGCGGGCATCGGGCACATTCACTCTGTCCTTGGTCATGGGAGCGGTTGGGATCGCTGGCTTCGTGATGGCCCTGATTGAGATATTGAGGCATCCGTGAACCGTCTGTTCACCATCGGCCTCATCATCATCGCAATTTGGTTCACCGTCGTTTTGGCAATAGTCGTAATTACGGGAGGTAACTAGATGCCAGTTCTCGCTATCGTCGCCGCCATCAGCCTGAGCCTCGAATCGCTCATTCCGCTTCTGATCGCGTTGATCGTGCTCGCGATCATCGTCTACGCTATTTCGCTCATCCTGGGGATGATCGCGCTACCGCCGCCGGTCAAGCAACTTGTGTGGCTCGTGGTACACGTGGTCGTCCTGATTGTCTTGCTGAGCGCGCTTGGCGTGGTGCATTGATTCCATGACCGATCCCCCCCCACCCGTGGTCGTTGTCGAGACGCCGGAGGCAGTCGTCGTCGAGGTCAAGCCGACCGGCGTACCGGTAACGATCATCGTGCCGGCGCACGACCAGAAGATCACGCATCACTACACCGTCCGATACCCCGACCATACTCCTCGGGCAAGTGACCCTCATTACGCTGCGTTTAATGCGTTCAAGAAGCGAACGAAATCCCAGGCGGTCTGCTACGTCGGCGCACGGTTCAACGACTTCTCCATGTGTGTTCTGGATAAGCCTCTCGAAGTCCACCATACGATCATCGAGTTTGCGATCCAGAACTCCGTTGACCTCAAGGCGCTTGAGATCGACTTTCCTGAGATTCAGACGAAAGAGGAGTTAGACGCGTTTGTCGAGAGTGACAAAAACTTTGTCTGGTATTGCCAATTTCACCACCGCGGCCACGGCGGAGCACATACTGCCTCGGCTGCTGACTTCGAGGCGCAGATGTACGTGATGGGTTTGATTACATGATTGGCTGCCAGGCGCAGCGCTCCACGCCGGAGGCGCTTGCCTTCGCCGCGCGCAGCCACGTGGTGAAGGGCGTGAATCAGACCGACGTGCTCCGAGCAGCGCCCGATGACGCCATCCGCATCTATCGTTGGGTGTTCGGGAATCAGGACCTGGCTAACCCGGCTAGTATCGCATTAGGCATCGTCTCGACACTCGCCGGCTATCGGCATCCGAACCTGTACGTAGAAACGCTGAATGAGCTGCCGAAGAACTCACTCCACGATTACATAGCATTCTTGAAGGCCATCGTGCCTATACTTCACGCGCGGGGCTTGAAAGTGTGCGGCCCGAGCTGGGCCACGGGGGACTATGACAAAGTCGACTGGAACGCCTTCCGCGCCGCCAACTGGTGCGGACTCGACGCCATCGCTCTCCACGCCTATTGGGCGGATCGAGGGCCGACTATTTACAACGGCCTCCGTTGGCGCACGTACTACAACGCAATTCTTGACGGTCATCGTCTCGTGGTCATTACCGAATGCGGACGGGACACGATCCGTGACGGAGACAACGGCACCTATATCGGTCGGGGCGGATGGAAAGCTGACGGCCTCAGTGCCGATACCTACGCTGCCGAGTTAAACGCCTACGGTGCGCAACTGCTCCCGCACGAGCTGGCGACACCGTTTATCAGCGGGGCGGAGCCGAACTGGAATAACTATGACCTTGACGAATTGTCCGCGTCATTGCACACAGGAGGACCGCCGGTGACGCCACCAACGTACTCGTCGCCCAACCACGGCGGCGCAAGAGCCACGACAACGGGCGTCGTAATCCACGCCACGCTCGGGAACTCAACGAATCCGTTGACGGAGTACCACGCCACGCTGAACTGGTTTTACTCTCCCGCTTCACAGGTGTCGGCTCACGCGGTCGTTGGGCCGGTTGGCCTGGTCGACTATCCGGTCGATCTGGCGAATGAGGCTTGGCACTGTCGGGCGTCGAACGCTACCCACCTTGGGATCGAGATGTGCAAAGCCCACGTCGACAATCCGATCCTGCCGGAGATTCTCGACGCCGCAGCGCAGATTGTAGCGCGGTGGTGCAAGCAATACGCGATTCCGATTGTCTGGTCGACGACGCACGGTATCGAAGAGCATCGCAATATGCCCTCGAACACCGATGGCCACCAGGATGTCGGCGGACCGTTTGACCGAGCAGATTTCCTGGCACGGGTGAAGCGCTACGCGGGAGGTGACGAATTGACGAACGAGCAGAAAGCTAAGGTTCTTGACGACCTCGGGCTGATCTGGGGCATGGCCAAGGCAGACACGATCAAGGCCAACCCGGCCGAATCCGAGCGAGCCATCCACGAGCGCGTGGCGAGTATCAAGATCGCGCTGGGGATCAACGGATAGCAAGCGAGCACGACCTAGCGCACCTGTCAAGTAGACTATCGACAAGGAGTAACCCATGCCAACCTGGATCAGTGACACCCTTCACAACCCGCGCGCCTACCTGCTCATGGCCGCGCTCGTCACCGCTGGCTTCGGCATCTACGACCGCGTGGTCACACCCGAGGCGGGCATTCTCGCCGCCATCGGCGCGATGTCGGCGTACTTCCTCGCATCGTCGGTTGTCAGTCACGGCGATAGCGTCGTCCAAGCGGCGACGATTACGGCTCAGGCAAGTCCGCCAGTGTCCACGCCAGTCGTGTCAATCGCGACAGGGCAGACGTTACCGCCGCACGGATAACTGTCCCTCGGGGTTCCCCCACCCTTCGCCCACCATCTGCCAGCCCGGATGGTGGGCGGCTTTTTTATTTGCTATAATCGGACTTTGGCGCGGGGCCGTCGTCAAGCATCGGCCACCTCAGTCCCCTCAGCGCCCGCAAGGGAAGCGCGACCGGGAGCGGTCGGGATGGTGTAAACCCATCGCGCGCCACTAACCTTGAACCCTTTAAGGGTGTTGTTCCGTTCTCGGCATGTCGCCGGCAACAGTCGGTAGGTCATAGGGGCGGAACTGGACCAGCGACGAGAGATCGTTGGCGGGCGCGGTATCCGTAAGCCGCCGGTCGACCTTGCAATCGACATAACGCAAGGGGTAGCGTACCAAACCGTTAGGGACGTACTAGGGCTCGGTCTCCCGGCATTGACAGGCACCGGGGTAAAGAGAGAGCCCATAGACAACGGAAGGCCCGGAGAATCAAATCTCCGGGCCTCTTTTTGTTTGCACGAATTACCGTCTAATCGCCTCGCTTACGCTATCCCCTCAGCCGCAAGTTCTGCTAACCAGCGCTTCCGCCGCCCTCGAACGTGGCGCAGATAATCCCCGTTCCATAGTTGATCGCACTCGCAAGCGTTGGCCTGGGCGAGAAACGCGGGTTCATCGGTTGTCAGTAAGAGTAGATGGCCGATAGTCGTGTCCGCTCGAGGAATCTTGCGGTCATCCTCGTGTAAGCAATAACTCACGTCCGCGTACCACCGCTTACCGTGGCGAACGACTCGATCCGCGTGACCGCAGTGGGGCATGAGCCGATAAAGTCCGCCAGTCGATCCGACGACGTGGAACGTCCTCGACCGCTGAACCTGGGTGCGCTGGCCGTCATCCAGCAGGGACCGAAGCAGGTTCATCGCCCGACGCTGGGCGACTCGCAGCGGACGGCAGCGGAGCCAGTTCAGAACCGCCGTCGCGCCCCGAAGGATTTCCTCGGCCTCGTCTTTGGGTAGGGCATCCCAATCTACGAAGTCGGGCGCGAGGACGCCGGAGCCTAGCCGCAACGCTAAGTCGTTCCGTTCGTCGAGGGTCATCTACCCGCCTCGTTGGGGAGGTCGTGCGATAGTCTTCCGGGGCGCATACGGCTTCCGGTGTTTCGGTTCAGTCTCGGCGGTTGAGGGCGTTTCGGTCGGTGAAGGTAGCGCGAGCGGAACATCCCGGGTGATCGGGTCGTCAACCTTTTCGAAGATGAGACGACCGGGTGTGCCAAAGTCGTCGGCGCCCTCCACCTGGCGATAGAACGTGTAACCAGCCTTGCGTAGATTTTCGACCGCCTCCGCCGCGTGGGCGACATCGGCGGGGTCGTCGGGATTCCATGCGAGTGCGCTATGGCCCGACTGATCGAGAACGTCAATAGTTGATGTCATATTATCCTCCTGCTCACTCACCGCCGCTTCCCCCGCGTCGCGCGGTAGACGGACTGGCGAACCTGGCGATGGCGAAATGCTCTTATTACCCAATCCTTGATGATTCGATCTAGCTCCGATGTCGTGTCCGTCGACTCCCCGTCACGGAGGACTTGCAGGCCCGTCGGCGCGAGGCCCGACCAGATTCCGAACCTGGTCACGGCCCGGAGGGCGGAGAGAATCATTGTCAACAGGACGCCCACCCGAAGAAGAGATAGCGTCTCAATCCAACTGGATCAGATTCGCCGAGATCAATACAGCCGGCTGGCCCCCACTTGTCGACAATACGTCCGTCACCATCATGGATGAGGTCGCTGGCAAATATTTCGGGATCTTGCCCGGACGGTACGGCGATCATGACAAACTCGGATTTCTCGGCGAGCGATCCGGTATAACCTCCGTGGCCGCGTTCCCATGCAGCGTCATCACGCGCAGCCTGAAATGCTTCCTTCGCGCTCTTACCTCGGCCTTCCTGATAAAATACTGCGGCACCCATTTCCTTTCCCTCCTAGCCGTGGGGAGTCCCCGGCTTATTGCTCGTTCTTCGACGCTTTACTACGCTGCTGGGATCCGAATCGTTTCTCCAAATAATCCTTCCTTCGTGACTCGTTCGGGCGTTACCCATAAGACGGGCATCGCGGGCTCGCGTGGCTCGTCACCGTCGAGGTCGGTTAGATAGATGATCGCGGCGGGCTGCTCGTCCTGTTCTTCGACCCAATCGAAGACAGGCTGAAAGGCTGTACCGCCGCCACCCTTGGGGTGCGGGATGATCTCGCCGTCGTCGGCGGTGAATGTCTCGACGTTCTGGATCCGCGCGTCACAGGAGACAACGTCGATCGCGGAAGGCCGAACCTCCATCATGATCGCGCTGAGCTCTGCCGAGAATGTGTCGAGGACGCTCTGGTCGATGCTCCCGGACGTATCTAATGCGATGAGCAGTCGCGGTGCGTTCTCCTTGACGACGGCAGGTAGGTACAGTCCCTGAGCGACATAGCGGCGATTGGGGCGACTCCAGTTATAATCGCTCGGCATCGTCTGATCGACGAAGCGGCGGAGGACTTCGCGCCAGTTGACCTTCGGTTCGAGCGTCTCGCGGAAAGCCCGGTCGGCATCAGCGGGCATTAATCCACGCTTGGTAGCAACCATCGTGGCCTGATCGGCGATGATCTCCCAATCCATATCAGTAAGCGGCGCGTCCGTCTCGCCGTCGGCTCCATCCTTGACGTCGCTGGCCTTCGGCGCGGGGAGAAGATCGCCGTTATCGAAGTCGCCCTGGCCTGGGCCTTCGCCTTCTTCTTCGCCCGGCTCGTCGCTCTGATCTCGGTCGCTCTCGTCGTCGGACTGGTCGCCTGAATCTTCTGGTTCGGGCTGCTCGTCCGAATCTTCGCTCTCGTCTGACTCATCCTGAGCGGCGTCGTTCTGCGCGTTGTCCTGCTGCTCCTGCTCTTCTCGGCGCTGTTTCTCTTGCTGCTCGTGAACTAGCTTCGCGTAGATCGTCTCGGCGGCGAGGCCGCTGTAGGCTGCGCTACGCAGCACGCCTTCGGGGAGTTGGATCTTGCTGGCGTCGAGGAGAGGATTGATCGCGTAATCCGTGGCTTGATTCCAAAGCTTCATCTCGCGGCCCTGGCACCGAAACATGTGCCGCAGACCGCAGTGCATCGCCTCGTGAGCAACCGTACCGCTGAGCACGTCGTCGGTCTGCGCGGCGGTCCAGGTCGGGTTATAGAACAGGTGCGTCCCGTCCGTTGCCATCGCGGGGCACTTGGTCGTTTCCGTGACCTTGAGGTTCAGGGCGAGTTGGCCGAACCACGGATGATCGATCAAGAGACGAATCCGAGCACGCATGATGCGACCAGCCTCGGCGGGGTTTTGAATGGTTGTGATCATGCGAAGAACGCGTTGACGTGCGCCAGAATCTCGTCGGCCGCGTCGGCGGTTTCGATGCGCACGGTGGTGTTCTCTCGCAGGACATCCGCGTCGTGGGCGCAGAGGCTGGTTCGGACGCGGTCGATCAGATCGTCGAGCCGGTCATCTTCTGTGACATTCAGCGCGGGTAGAACGGCGACGAGATCGCGGATGTTCGTCACGAGCGTATCTCGGAAGACGCCCTCGGTCTTGTCGTCCGTCACCTTGTAGGCACGTAGTCGTTCGGCCATCCGCCCGACGACCTCCTGAATCCGCCCGACGACCTCGCCGATAGCGCGATTGAAGAGGGCATCGCGGGTCTGGACGAACTGCTCTTGAAGCTTCTTGACCTGTTCGTCGCCGAGGTCCACCCGAAAGTCGGTCGCGTCGGGGAGCGGAAGCATCGCGATCCGGAAGGCAAACTTGCTTCGAATCGCGCTCGGGGCGGGATAGTCGCTCGCGTTGAACAGACCGTTCAGGTCGCGCTGCGCGTCGGTGATCATCTGCGGGTAGGCCGCCGCGAACCGATCGGCGGCTTCGTTGAACGCGCGCTCGGAGGCGTTCATCTTCGTGACGTAGTCGAAATACAGGGCACTGGGGAAGACCCGAACGCCGCTATCGAGCCAGGGGAGTGTCACGAAATAGTGGTAGCGGAAGGCCGTGCGCGCGATCCGTTCGAGGTCCTCCTGCGCCTTGCGCGCGATGAGCCGCTTGTTATAGCGGCCCGCGTCACTCGTCGCGTTGTGCTGGGTCGCGACATCATCGGAAACCTTCCGGTCGTACTTCCGTCCCGACCAAGAGGAGATCGTCAGGTCGGCGAGCATTGCGCGCGTGGAGATACCGGCGGGGGCTGTCATCGTTGCTGTCATTGTCGTGTCCTTTCGTCCTTAAAATAGATCGGCGTGGGCGGATGCCCAGGTGATGAAGCGGCGGGTATTCGCCAGGGACGGGTCGCGCCCCGTCGCCAGACTGACGGCGAAAACCTGGTACTCGGCGGGGAGCCTGTCGAGATAGGTCATGACGGCGTCGATATTAGTCGTGGTCATTTCGTGGCTGAGCGCGTTGGAAACCGCGTACACCGTCGCGACCCCGCTCGGGATTGGTGAAGTATCGGGATGGAGGAGGATCGCCGCTATCGACGGGAGATCGCGCCAGGCTCGTTCGAAGGCGATGTATTCGATACCCGCGGCCTTGCCGACCGTGCCGGCGTAGAGAGCGGCTTTTACATCGAGTGGCGCGTCCTGCGCCGTGATCTTGCTCACGAACTCCCAGGCCCGAGGCGTGGGGAAGGCTGCCGCCTTGGCGTCGAACTGGTGCAAGAGATCCGGACGGAATCGGATGAACGCCTGGACGATTGGATCGATCTGAGCGCCGGCAGACCATTTCAGCCAGTCCTTGTGGTCCGGCTCGATGTCGATCCGGGTGAAGCGATTCAGAAGAGCGGATGGTATCCGGGTGATCCCGCCGCCGTCCGTTTCTCTATTACAAGCGGCGACAATCCGGACATTTGGAGGTAGCTCATACTCGCCGAGCTTGCGATCGAGGACGATCTGAAAGGCTGCGTTCATCACCGAGGTCATCGCGCGGTTCATCTCGTCGAAGAATAGGATCGTGTCACCGTTCGTGCGGGGCAGGAACGCGGGCGGTGCCCATTCGGTCCGACCGTTGTTGGTGTACGGGATGCCGCGCAGATCGACGTCCGAGAGAAGGGATAGCCGAACGTCGATCAGTTTCATCCCGCGGCGGTCGGCGATCTGTTTGACGAGCTGGCTCTTGCCGATACCGGGCGCGCCCCAGATCATGGTCGGCTGGTCGGCGTCCAGAAGGACATCGAGCATGCGCGTGGCGAGTGACGGTTTAACCGTGACGACGTGGTTGGTCTGGATGTCTGGCATTAGCGGTCCCAACCCCCCTCACGAACGAGTGTGCGAAGCGGGTTGACCGAGTCTTCGCGCTTCACGTAGACGACTTGATATTTCGTGAGCCACAGGTGGGCTAGTTCAGTCGCATCTTCTAGATTGCCGCGATGGCCGACGCAGCGATTGCCGTCGTTGTCTGAAACGATGATGTTGTAGCGCACTGGTTGATCTCCGTATCAGCGGGTCCTACGTCCCGTCTGACTTGGTAGCTTGTAAAGCCATTCTATACCTAGGTAAGTAGGATGTAAAGTGTTTCGACCGACGAATCCGAAACTCGTTTACTTAGGTCACTATGTGATATAATCGGGCGAGGAGGATGCAATGAAGCGGATTTGGATTCACTTTACCGAACGACTGGCCGACGCGATTACTGCGGAAGCGAAACAGCGCGGTATACCGATGTCAGAGGTCGTACGCCAGGGCATGGCTAATCGCTACAGCATCCCGCACGAGAGTGTCGAAATCGGCAAGAAGTACCGAGTGCCAGAGCTAGACACCCCGGCCTAGGTTGTACCACTAACCTCAACCCCCGAACGCTGCCGTACGCCCGTCTCACTGCGCGTGGCGGCTTTATTCAACCTATTCCCACATGCAATTAGATAGACACCTAGAAAGCTACCTCTCTTATTGCCAGCGAAACCCTACCGCGCCACGAAGTTCAACTCTCGCCCCCGAATCTGGACCTGGGCGAGCACCTGGTGGATCAGGGCAACCACCTCGGGCGACGCGCCATCCAATTCCATCGTGCGGAGGTTACCCAATGCCTCAACCCGGCGAACACGCTGTATCTCGGCGGACGTCGAGCCAGCGAGCACAGATGTCAGCGTCGATAGGTCGAGCTCGGCTCGTTGCCGCCGCTCTCCAAGCTCCGACACGCCCCGTCCGAACCGATCGAGTGAAATGGCCCCCTGGCGGTAAGCCTCATCCCATCGCCGTTCTTCGCCGGCCAAAGCGGCGAGAGACGCGCGAGCTCGGTCCACGTCGGCAAGTATCGCTGTTCTTGGATCCGAACTTTCGTCGAGCGCGGTGCTGGCAAGCATCCTTGGGTCGTCGAGCGCGGCCTGGAGCCAAGCGACGACGTTTGCCGTGAAGTCAGCAACGGTAATCATATTGCGCTCGCATACCTTACCGTTACTCGTGGAGTAGCGCGAGCAGATGAGATAGTTGTACTCGCGGACGTGGCCGCTCTGGCTCACCTGGTGGTCGTAGCAACGACGCATCGAGTGGACCTCTCCACGGTCGAGACACAGACCGCAGACGGCGAGACCGGACCACAGATAATCGCGCCGGCGCAGGCGAGGGACGAACTGAGCGCGCTCGGTCAGGATCGCGTTGGCCCGCTGCCACTCGTCCCAACTCACCGCGGCCTCGTGGAGACCGTCGACCAGGATCGGTGGAGTACCTCGCGCGTTCTTTCGCTGCTTTCCGTCGCGCGTCCGACTGAAGCGATAGCGCGCGACCTTCCCGCCATAGACCGGGTTGCGGATCATCTGGACAATCGTCGGCGGCGTCCAGATCGAACCTTTGAGGGTTGGGATCGGCGGACGCACATTCCCCGGGTTGTCAACGTCTCCGTTAAGCCAACGAGCAATGTAAACCGATGTTTTCCCCCCGGCTATCATCCGGAAGATTCTTTGAGCGACCGGGAAGCGCTCGGGGTCTGGTACCCGCTTCTTCGGGATCTTCCCGTACCCATCCGCCGCGAGAACGTCCTGATAGCCATACGGCGCGATGCCCTCGGCGTGCTGGCCACGGCGGGTTCGCCCCTCCATGCCAAAACGATGGAAATTCGATAGAGCATTTACGTAGGATTCTGATTGGGCCCCAGCAATCGCCTCGACCCATACGCGGGTACTATCCGAACGCGGGCGCCAGGTCGCGGGGTCCTGTGGCTCGACCGACATTTCGAGCGCGTAGATTTGGGCGCCCCGCTCTTTAAGGTACGCCGATACCTGGGTTTGGAGCGTCGACGTGCGGGCGAGACGGTCGTAATTACGGACGACGACCAGATCGACCTGCCCCGCGTCAACGAGTTCGCGGAGTTGGCGATAGGCAGGGATTGATTCTAGCGCCTCATGGAGCCAATTGATTGACCGAGACTGGCCCGGGATAACCAGCGGCTCGGCGACCTCGGTCCAACTGCGAGCCGCGATGACTTCACGCGCTTTACGGATCTGGTAGGGGATCGACTCCTTTTCGTCGCCGTCGGCGGAGTGAAGCTGAGCGGCGGAACTGACGGCGGCGAGGATAACGACCCTAAAAGTCATCGCTGTCGGACTGAGCCGGGGTCGCCACCATAAACTCAAGAGTCGGCATCGGATAGCGCGCGACGACGACACCCTGGATGAGGCCACGCAACTCGTCACGGATAACGATCTCGGGATACTTCGGATTATCCGCTTTAAGAATAGTGGCGTCCGCTGTCATGATCAGGCGCTTGAGGGTTGACTCACCGTCGACGAGCGCCACGACGACATCGCCCGACGTGTGAGTCCGATCGGGGTCGTAGATAACGACCATCGCGTCTTTAATCTTCGGCGCCATTGAATCACCCTGGACGATGAGCGCGCGAGGATGCCGTGCGACATGGCGGAGCCGGTCGCGTTGCTGTGGAGTCAGGGTTAGACCGATCAGGGGTTCGTGGTCGTCCTCGATGACGTTCGGATAGCCGGCCGGGATTTTACCGTCGAGCGGAAATTGAACGATATCACCGCTTCGTAACTCTCGGACAGTCGGCTCACGCTCCAATGCCGCCAGTAAGCTCCGGACTTGCTCGATGGGCGTCGCCTCGGGTGGTAGGGGAAGCGGCGTGACACGGTAGCCAGCCCTGGCAAGAAGCGTCTCCGGCGGCACGCGATACAGACGCGCCAGGACAGTCAAACGGTCATGGTCTGGCTTTATCCATTTGTCCGCCTCTAGTTTCGATAACCAGGTGCGGTCAATCTTGGCGTACTCTTCGACCTGCCCTTGGGTCAGCCCGTTCTTCTTTCGCAGTCGCCGCGAGAGTTGCCCCAGCGTTTCGCTCTTGTTTTCCATATTGTTCCAATAGTAACGCGGCGCAACAGGTAGATGCCGAATGACTTTCCACGAATTTCGCGAGGGGTATAGACATTTAGAACATTATGAGTTACTATCGTAACATTCGCGGGAGGCAAGATGCTCCGAGAGCAATTGATCGAAAAGCAGAGGGAGTTAGGGTTGTCAGATACCGAGTTTGCGAGCCTTCTAAAGCTGTCCCGCCCCACGTGGATTCACGCGAGGACCGGACTCCGGCCGGTCCGTCGAACCGTGGCTCTAGCTGCTATGCGGACGTTTCCTGACTTACACGCGCTCGCAGTGTCTTTTTTGCTCTCCGATGTGCCTAACAGCACATCTACGGTGACGACTGGAAAGCAGGTAGCAACGAGTGCCTAACCGCCCGATCCATATCTTCGTCGACAATCTACCGCCGGCCGACCTGGTCGCCGCGGCTCGTCGAGGCGAATGTTGGGTGCTCCAGGGGGCCCGACCGACGCCGACGCTACGGCTGGCGCGTGCTCTGGTGGCCTGGGCGGACGCGGTCGAATCGCAGATCGAAGTAGCGGCGGTTGGGGCTGCGAAAGGAGGTAGGGAATGATCGTTGACTTAGCAGCGCGGAGACGGGTTCTCGTCGAGGAAATCTTGATCGAAATTCAGTGCCGCTTGCTCGATCTCGGACACCCGGACGAGGCCAAGATGGCCCGCCGGGTCTGCGTGTTACTCAACACGCCACCGGAGCGACCGGACGCCGGGCGGATTCGCTTACTGAAAAACGCGGCGTAAAAACGACCGCCCTGGTGTGGTCAAAACACCAAGGCGGCGGAACCAGAAAGGGAACTATTGATGACTAGAAACAGTATCCCACGAACGATCCCCCTTCGTCAATCCAAGCATCGCGACACCCGCCCCCAGACCGAGGGCCCGCTCGAAGCTGTCGAATCCCTCCGCCTCGTCGCCGACGAGCCCGAATCCGCGACGGCCAGCTACAACAACGGCATCGCCGCTCTGCGGGTGGCGCTGAACCTGCTCGAAGACCTCGCGGGTATGGAGCGGACCCATGAATGATCTCGTCGACGCTCTCAGCCGCGTCAAGACCCGTATCGCAACCCCCGCGACGTGGACGCAGAACTGCGCCGCGCGTGATGCCCAAGGGCGAGTGCGCCACTACAACAACGGTGACGCAGTGTCCTGGTGCCTCGATAGCGCCGTGAGGATGGAAGCGCCCCGAGAGCTGCGCAGTGAGGTTGCGCGGATCCTCGAACGCTGCGTATTGGGCAGAGATTTTATTGAGTGGCAGGACAAGCCGGGCCGCACGCACGCGCAGGTGATCGCGTTGCTCGACCGAGCGATCGCGGTAACGGAGGCGAAGCGATGAGCAGCCTCGCTCCGTCCTGGGTCACGGAGGCGCCCGAGGGCCAGAAGTGCCAACGATGTGAGGGCAAAGAGGACGTCTTCGCCCTCAAGCTCGTGTTTGACGTTCCCAGCTATCTGTGTTGCGACTGCCTGATGGAAGCGACCGATGTTGCCGTCCGCGCCGTGGAGGCCGGCATTGAGTAACGTCACCACTTCGCTCACCGAGCTCCGGGAAATAGAGGCGGATATTTGCCAGCAGTGGAAAGAGATGCACATGCATCGAAAGCGGCGTGATGCCACGTACCGCAGTCTCTGGACCTGGGAGCGAGACTACGCCGACCAAAATCGCGCGAACCTCAAGTACTTGTTCGTGAATCGGCGCAAGGAATTGGGCCGATGACCGCCTCCGGTTATGGCGAACTGTACGACGACCTCGACCGCTCCGGCCATCTCGGCAACGATCCGGCCGCCCGTGATCGCGGACAGTCGCTCGATGTGGCGCGACAGATCGCGACATTGCACCACCAGTCACGTACGCCCGACCCGTTGCCCGATCTGACAGATACCGAGGCCGGGCAACACGCTCGGATGGGCGAGTGGCCGGCGATGGTCAGCCAACTCTATCGGCGTTCGGTGGCCGAGATCGCGGAGAAGAACGCCGGTCGCAAACCCGATGCACGCCGCGACGCTCAGGAGTTATGCGACGCGATGTTTTGGGGACAGTCGGAATTACGCAAGACTCTCGACCCGACCTATCCTCGCCGTCCGCTGTACACGGTCATGGACGGCTGGCGGACGATGAGCCGCGCTGAGATCGAGGACGTTTGGCGGCGCAACGGGGACAGGACACCAACGCCGATTGGGGACCTGCCGCCGGATGAGTTGAGAGCGTACGAAGCAGCGCGAAAGGCGGAGGAGCGATGAGAACGCCAGAAACGCCCTACCAGACGACGATCGTCTTCGGTCCACTCACGCCGCTCCGGGCGCCTCGAGCGGGGTGGCTGCAACTCATCGTCGGCTACTGGCGCAGGACGCGAGAAATGATTCGGGAAATAACAGGAGAAGGGACATGACTGAGGATACACAGGTTAGGGTCGATCGCCGCTTTATCGTCGAGCGCCAGGGGCGATCTTTCGTCCTTTACGCGGGGCTGCTCGATCTCGCTCACCAGGACGGCCTCGACGTCTGCGAAACGCAACTAGTCCAGATCGCCAACGACGATAACGGTTTGACGTACATCTTCAAAGCGACTGTACACACCAAGCGCGGCACGTTCACCGGCTACGCCGAGGCGAATCCGTCGAACGTCAGTCGGGCCATGCTCACGGTCACGCTGAGGCTGGCCGAGACGCGGGCAAAGGCGCGGGCGCTGCGCGATGCGGTCAATGTCGGCATGGCAGCCCTCGAAGAACTGGGGGAGACGTTCGCGGGTGACGACGAGACGCCGGCGCCAGCACCCCGTCGCCAGCAGACGACACCGCACGAGGCCGAACCAACCAATGACAACGGCCGCGCCGCGGCTATTCGTGAGGTCGTACAAGCACCGACCAAGCCGCCTCCGACAGAACCGGCCGCCATCCTGGCGACGCCGCCCCAGGTCCGCGCCATCTACGCGATTGGTCGCGATCGCCACAACCTTAATGAGAACGAGATCAACGAAAAGTGCGAGGCACTCTTCGGCACGAAGCCAGCGGAGATCAGCAAGAGGCAGGCGTCGGACTTCATAACCGCGCTGAATGGCAGCTCGCAAGTGCCGGTGTAAGTCTGTGGCGTGGATCGAGAGTTACCAGAGCCTCGCCAACCATCCGAAGACAAAACGTTTGGCGAGGACACTGGGCATATCTATTCCAACAGTCATCGGCCACCTGCACCTTCTGTGGTGGTGGGCAATGGACTACGCGACCGATGGCGACATCTCCAAGTATGGAGCGGATGAAATCGCGGACGCTTGTTCTTGGAATGACGACTCAGGCGTATGGTACGAAT